CGTCGATGCCTATTACATCATGCAGGAGGACCGCAAGCGCTCCTACAATCAAGAGCGGGCGCTGATTGCCTCCGCCGAACCGCACGACATCATCTCCTGGTTCGCCGCCCAGAACAAGCATCTGGAGAAGCAGATCGCAGCGACGCTGGACTTGTACAGCGCTTCCAAGCCGGAAGGGGTCTGGGCACGAAGGCAATGCGGTATCGGTCCCATCATCTCGGCGGGGCTGTTGGCGAACGTCAGTTTGTTCAAGCCCAACGGCGAGCGCGCGACAGCAGCCAACCTCTGGCGCTTTGCCGGTATGGACCCGACGAGCAAATGGGAGAAGGGCAAGAAGCGGCCTTGGAACGCCTCGCTGAAAGTCTTGTGCTTCAAGATCGGGGACAGCTTCGTCAAGACCTGCAACAACGAGGACAGCTACTACGGTCCCGTCTACAAGAAGCGCAAGGAGCTGGAGATCAGCAGGAACGAACAGTTCATGTTCAAGGAGCAAGCGGCTAAAATTTTGGAGGTCAAGAAGATCGACAAGAAGACGGAAGCGTACAAAGCCTACATCCAGGGCAAGCTGCCCGACGCCCATATTCATGCCCGCGCCCGGCGCTATGCCGTCAAGCTGTTCCTGTCGCACTACTTAGAGACAGCACAGCGGCTGCACGGCATCGAGCCCGCGATCCCATACATCATCGCGGTCGCCGGGCACGCCGATTACATTCCGCCGCCGCCCTGAACCAAAGAGATTGTGTCAAACCAAGTAGCTGGAGTGAACCAAAGTGAGAGTGTCAAACCAATGGATACGAGTGAACCCCTACTGATGCGTCAAACCATATTGGCAGCGTGAACCAAGATGCCCGAGTCAAACCGAGAATCTTGCGTGAACCATTATCCTTGCGTCAAACCATATTGGCAGCGTGAACCAACATACGGGAGTTAAACCATATGTGCGGAGTGAACCAGTGCAACTGCGTCAAACCATGTTGTCCGCGTGAACCAAGTATCGCGTGTCAAACCTCTGAAGCGGAGTGAACCATAGCATACGTGTTAAACCGAGAATCTGGCGTGAACCAAAATGCGCGTGTCAAACCCAACAGCGCGGAGTGACCCATCCCCTCGGCGTCAAACCATGTCCTTAGCGGGAACCAGAATACGAGCGTCAAACCATAATCTCAGTGTGAACCATCTGATTGTGTCAAACCAATAGGAAGCGTGAACCAATGAGCAAGTGTCAACCCAAGTTGCGCGTGTGAACCAATTCAATTGCGTGAAACCATGTTTGACGAGTGAACCAGTGCTGGAGTGTCAAACCAAATTGTGTGAGTGAACCATCGCGAGGATGTAAAACCAAAATACATGAGTGAACCATTGACGATGTGTCAACCCAAGAGACATGAGTGAACCGCCATCGCAGCGTCAAACCAACATAATTGCGTGAGCCATCATCACAGCGTCAAACCATCATAGGAGTGCGAACCAAAATACATGTGTCCAACCAATCAGGAAGTGTGAACCAACCTATTTGCGTCAAACCAATCAATAAGCGTGAACCAACTTTCCTGTGTCAAACCAATCAGGAAGCGTGAACCAAGTTAAAGGAGTCAAACCAAGTGTACTGCGTGAACCAAACATGACGTGTCAAACCATGTTAACCGCGTGAGCCAAATTCGGTGCGTCAAACCAATGTTGTCGGCGCGAATCAACGATCCCCGCGTCAAACCAAAGTCCTTGTATGAGCCAAGATCACTGCGTCAAACCTAGAGCGCTGTGTGAACCATGTACAACGTGTCAAACCAAAGTACGAGTGTGAACCATAACTGGAGTGTCAAACCAAAGAACGAGTGTGAACCGCAATACCGGCGTTAAACCATAGAGGAGGAGTGAACCAAATCACCGGGGTCAAACCAACCCTATCGCGTGAACCAAGATTGCCGTGTCAAACCAAATTGCTTGTGTGCAACGGAGACCATCATGAAATTCGTATTCCTATTCGGCCTGCCAATTGTCCTAATCTTTTACCTTTTCGTCTTGATCAATGAGATTTCCAAAGGCGATTGGACAATGCTGATCATCACGGCTTTCCTGCTTATCGTGATCTACGCCAACGACGATACGCCGTTCTCGGGAATTTGAGCATGACAGACTGGCAGCGTATCCTGACCCAGCACGGCATTCCCTTCGCCGACAAAGGCCGCAACCTGTATGTCAAATGCGTCTTCTGCGGCACGGCGGACGAGGGCCAGCATCTCGGCATCAGCACGACGGGACGGGGCTGGGGCTGCTGGCGCAACGCCAAGCACCGGGGCAAGTCGGAAGTCCGGCTGCTCGCCGCCCTGCTGCGGGTCGATCCGCTGCGGGCCGCAGCCTTACTGGGGAGGCCCGCTGGCGGGCCGGTCGCGGACCTGGACCTGGGCGGCAGCGTCCGGCGTTTGCTGGCTGACGCGCCTCCGGAGGCTGCGGGCGAGGCGCTCAGCCTGCCGCCCGAGATCAAGCCGCTCTCCGGGAGCCGGACCTGGGAACGCGGCATCTTCCTGGACTACCTCAAGGACCGGGGCTACCAGCCCAAGGATGTCTGGCTGCTGTGCGAGGAATTTCACCTGCACTACGCCATGACAGGTCCGTTCGCGTACCGCCTCGTGCTGCCGGTCTATGACGAGACCGGATTGAAAACCTGGACCGGACGCACCGTCAGCCAGAACACGCAGCCGCGTTACTTGACGCTCTCAACGCACGCGGACAGCAAGCTCGCGGAAGAAGGCATGCCGCTGGCGCGCGCGCCGATCACGGATATGCTGTTCCAGGAGGATCATCTGTTCTCCGTACCGCAACAGACGCTCGTTGTCTGCGAAGGGCCGTTCGACGCCATGCGGGTCGCCTTCGCGCACCGACGACGCAGCGTGTCGGCGACCTGCCTGTTCGGCAAGGTCCTCTCGGATGTTCAATTCGACAAGCTGGCGCAGCTGGCGCAGTATAGCGACCATAAATTCCTGCTGCTCGATTCCGATGCCCGGTTATCCGCTTTCGGGCTCAATGACAGATTAAGCAGCCTGGGCTTTCATGCCATCCATCTGCCGGGAGAGTACAAGGACCCCGGCGACGAACGCCTCGGTTTCGCGGACCTGCGGGACTTGATCGAAGCCGAGATCGAGAAACATCAAGGGAGGACTATTTGAGACCGGAACGCCTGCACCATATCGACAAGGGCATGATGGCTTGGATCGAAAACACGGCGCGGAAGAACCGCTGGCGCTGTGCCGCCTGGATGGGCTTGGACGACCTGATCCAGGAAGGGTATTTCTGTTATGCCAAGGTGCAAGCCAGATACCCGGCCTCGCTCAGCCGGGCGCAGCGCATGGCCCTGGTCAAGACGGCGTATACCAACCGGCTGCACGATTTGAGCAAGGCCAAGACCCGCCAGCTCGACGATCCTGTCCCGCTCCAGGACGGGCAGACCGTCGCCGACGCTCTGGAGACGCTGCTGCCCGGCGAACCCGAAGCGCAGACCTTCGGCGTGATGCTGTCCAGCCTGCCGCGCGAAATTCAAGAGATGCTGTCCATCCTCGTAACCGCCGCGCCGGACATGGTTTTCGCCAAGGGACGCCCGGAAGGGATCAACCGCTATCTCTGGCGCTTGATCGGGCAAGAACCCTGCGGCATCGATCTGTACAGCGCGTTCTGTAATCACTTCGGGCTCGTGCCATGACCTAGACATATAGCCCAACCCTCTGATAGACATCTGCGTTTAACGAACGACAACACGAAGGAACTACCCTATGACGACAAGTGCAGCGGAATTGGAGTTGCTCAAACTTGCCAAGCTCAAGCCCTATAAGCGCGGCGACCGGCAGGCCTTCCTGACCGATTTGCTCAACGGCTGCGACAAAACCCTCGACGCCATGAGCAAAATTGACGCCAACAAGGCGTATGATGCGTTATCGGTCGAGGCCAAGGAATGGTATCAGAGCTGCATCGACCGCCAGGACGCCAATCCGGAGGCCGAACTTCCCGAGTTCGAACTGGAAACGGAAGACGAGGACGAGGAGGAAGATGAGCGGGCTGACGCTGACGATAACGCCGCTGACGGCGACGGGGGCGATGCTCTCGATATTCCCTTCAATGCCGATGACGACGAGCCGGTCGCCAAGAAGCGCCCCGGCGTGCTGCAAGGGGCCAAGGCCAAGCTCAAAGCCAAGCCCAAAGCCCCCGAGGCTCCGGGCCGTTCCCGCTTCGCGGCCAAAAAGCCGGAAGCGAAGCCCGAGGCAGCCCGTCCCCGAGGATGGGTAGGCAGAGAGATCGTCAAGGAGAAGCAGCAAGCCGGTAAGCCTGCTGCTGCCGCTGCCGCCAACGGCAAGAGCGCCCTCGGCAAGCGCGGCCAAGGCATGATCGAAGCGGCGATCCCGACGCTCTGGAAGCACCCGAGCGACTCGATCCCGAACCTGCGCCTGCGTCTGGAAAAGAAGAACATCATGCTGAGCGAGGTCACGATTGGACAAACCCGCCGCGATCTTATCCGCAGCACCAAGTTCTTCGTCGCCGCAGGCTTGCTGCCGAAGAACCCGTTCGTCTGAGTTTCATCCGTATAACTCTCATCTGGAGCCCTCGTAAGCCGACCGCTTACGGGGGCTCAAGTATGTTTAGGCTAAAGAGGATTTCCGATGAAGCTGGACCGCGCGCCGTTCTTGCAGGCCGTGACGCTCTGCAAGCCTGCGATAGCCGACAAATCGATCATTCAGGAACTGACCTTCCTGTTCTCGGACGGCGCGACCCTGACCGCGTACGACGATGTCATCGGCATCCAGGTTCCCTTCGCCAGCGGCCTCGTCGGCGGGGTCAAGGGCACGCTGCTGCTCGGCATGCTGGAGAACGCAACGGCCAAGCAGATCGAGATCGAACAGGACAACCCGGACGAGGTCTTGCTCAAATCCGGACGCTTCCGCGTCACGCTGGCGCTGCTGCCCGCCGACCGGGCGGTGTACCAGCTGCCCAAGGGCAAGGCCAAGCCCTTCCGCCTGTCCCTGAGCTTCTATGAGGCGCTCAAAGCCTGCCTGCCCGCTCTCAGCAGCAAGGCCGTGCTCCCGGACCAGCTCGGCATCTCCATCGCGCTGCATGACAGCTTGCGGTTCTTCGCGACCGATTCGAATACCATGGCCTTCGCGACGATGAAGCACAATTGCGATCAATGGCCCTTCAAGCAAGGCTTGCGGGTCATCCTGCCTGCTGCCTTCGCCAAGCAGCTGATCGACATCGGCACGGACGGGACGACCCTATATCTGACCGCGAACGAGGCTCTCGCCGAAACCGATAAAGGTATCAAGCTGTTCTCCCGCCTGATCTTCAGCCCCAAGCCGCATGACTTTCAGCGTACGCTGGAGGCCGAGATGAAATCCGTCCAATTGTTCACCATCCCGCCCCGCCTGGAGACCATGCTGGACCGCGCCTTGCTGATCTTCGAGCATCACCCGGAGAAGCTGATCGCGGCCCAGCTCCAGATCAAGGACGGGACTTTGCGCGTAGCGGCGAAGACCAAGCATGAAGCATTGAACGACAGCACCAAACTGGACGAGATACCGCAGGACAAGACCGCGCTCGTCGTGCCCAAACGCCTCAAGCGCGTCCTGCCGCTGGCGGAGCGCATGGGCCTCACCGAAAACGGCGTTGTCCTGACCGGCAAGAACGTGATCTATCTGGTCGCCAATCATAGCGAGGCATGACGCATGGGCTGGTTCGCAAGCGGCATCGGAGCCGCACGGCGGCACAACAAGGAACCGTCACTGGCATTGCTGCATCGCTTGCAATGCCGCATCTGTCCCTTGGACAAGCTCAAGGAGAACCGGCATCCGCACATTCCGGCGCAAGGCGCGGAACGGCCTTTGATCTATGTGCTCGGCGAAGCGCCGGGCCGGGACGAGGACCGGGACAATCAGCAATTCATCGGCGCGTCCGGACAGGTCCTGCGCGAGGAATTGCCGGAGTATCTCTTGCCGCAAATCCGCTGGAACAACGTCGTACGGACCCGGCCCAAGGATAACGAAGACCCGACCCCCATCGAGATCGAATGCTGCCGTCCTTCCGTCGCCGGAGACATCGCTGCGAGCAAGCCCAAGGCGATCCTCGGCTTCGGCAACATCGCCTTGAAATGGGCAACGCAGCATTCCGGCATCATGACCTGGAGGGGCAGGAGAACGCCGGTCAACATCGACGGGCATGTCTGCTGGTATTATCCCATGCAGCATCCCGCCTCGATCCTGCACGAGCCGCACGAGGCCAAGAAGGACAGCCTGCATCGCGTCTTCAGATCGGACTTGGCCAAAGCCATCGCCGAGATCGACAGCCTGCCGGAGCCCGAAGTGCATGACCGCGAGGTTGCCGGATACGGCGTCGAATTCGCCTACGGCAACAAGGAAGGCGATCTGCAACGGGTCGAAAGTCAGCTGCGCTGGGCCATGAAGCAGGAGGAGGTTGGGCTCGACCTTGAAACCAAGGGCTATCGTCCGTATGCGGAAGGGTCCAAGATATTGACCCTGGCCATCGGCTCCCGCGACAACAGTTTCTCCGTCGCGCTCGGGCATAAGCAGGCCAAATGGAGCCGCTCCGACCTCAAGCACTTGCGCGACTTGATCCGGGAATTCCTGCACAGCAAGGTGCGCAAGATCGTGCATTTCCTGCGCTTCGAAATGGAATGGCTCGCCGACCGCTATGGCTGGGACGTTGTCTATGCCGGGCGTTGGGGCGGCACGGAGACCCAAGCCGCCGTCATCGACGAGCGCTCCGGCGCGATGTCGCTGGATTTCCTCGTGCAGCAATATTTCGGCTTCGATCTGAAGGCCTTATCGCCGCTGAACAAGCTCCAGCTCGATAACGAGCCCATCGAGGACGTGCTCAGCTACAATGCGATGGACGCCAAATATCATTATCTGCTCTGGCAGATGCAGAACGAGATCATCAAGCAGCGCAAGTTCGAGCATCTCTATGACGAGATGATCGCTCGCGTGCCGTCCTGCGTCCTGACGCAATTACGCGGCATCCCGGTCAATCCGCAGATCGCGGCGACGCTGGCAACCAAATACGAGCAGCAGATCGAGGCCGCCCGCGCCGATGTCATGGCCGCGCCGCAGCTCAAGCAATTCCGCAGGCATTATGCAAAGGAAGGGATCAAGGAGTTCAAGCCGCTCTCCGACGATCATTGCGTCAAGCTATTCCGTCATGTCCTCGGCTACAATGAAGGCCTGTCGAAGCTGCCGGGGCGGGATCATAAATTCGCCGTCGATGAAGAAGTTCTGAAGCAGATCGGATTGCCCATCTGCTTTGACATCCTGCGTCTGCGCAAGGCCTCGAAGCGCCTGAGCACCTATATCTACCGCAACAACGAGAAGAAGACGATTGTCTGGCCCGATGGGCTGCTGCATCCCAATTTCAATACCGTCAAGGTGCGGACCAAGCGCCTCTCCGCCGACGAGCCGAACTGCCAGAACATCCCCAAGCGCGACGAAGACGGCAAGGAAGTGCGCGCCCAGATCGAAGCTCCGGAAGGTCTGCTGCTTTGTTCCGCCGACCATGGCCAGATACAGGCACGCGGCATCGCCATGTCCTCCCAAGATAAACAATTCTGTCAAGCCTTATGGGAACGCTTCGACGTGCATGGCTATTGGGCCGAACGCATTGCCAAGGCCTATCCGCGCCGCGTCGATAACGTCACCAATTTCAAGGACGAGGCGGGCAAGAAGGTGCTGAAGAAATTCCGTGCCGACATCAAGAACCAATGGACCTTTCCGCTGTTCTTCGGAGCCCGCATGGAGCGGGTCGCCGAGGAACTGCATATTCCGGTCAATGTCATAGAGCCGGAATTCAACGCCTTCGAAAAGATGTTCGCCGGGGTCTTTCAATGGCACGAGGAGTTGATCAGATTCTACAACCGCAATGGCTACGTCGAAGACCTCTTTGGCTTCCGCCATCATGCGCCCCTATCCAAGAACGAGATCATCAATTCGCCCATTCAAAGTCTGGAGGCGCTGTTCGTCATGCGCGGCATGAACCAGCTCTCGCGTCATGCCGCGCAAACCGGGGATTGGCATTATCAGCCCATCGCGCAAATCCATGACGACCTGACTTTCCTCTTGCCAGAGAGTAACATCGATGTATATGTACAGAAGATCGTCACCGAGATGTTGAACGTGACCTTTCCCTGGGTCAACATCCCGATGACCTTGGAAGTCGCGATAGGCCCGAACCTGTTGGACATGAAAGAATGTCTGGTTGCCTCAAGCGACGATTGGAAGTAACGGGGTGTAGCTCAGTTGGCAGAGCAGGCGGCATATAACCGTCAGGTCGCCGGTTCGAACCCGGCCATCCCTACCATCGCTGTCCATGACCCTGCATACACGGGAGTTCTTGTCTATGACCTTGCATACAAAGTACCGCCCGGAGAGCTTTCAGGAGGTCGTCGGCCAGGACCTCGTCATTGCCGCGCTGCAAGCGGTCCTCAAGGAGAAGCGCAGCCAGACCTTCCTGTTCCATGGCCCGTCCGGGACCGGCAAGACGACGCTCGCCCGCCTCTGCGCCCTGGGGCTGGGCTGTGTCCCCGGCCAGTCGATCATCGAATTCGACGCCGCGACCTATACCGGCATCGACGACATGCGCGAGATCGTCGCGACCAATCTGATGAAGCCGCTCGGCGGCGGCAACCGGGCCATCATCATCGACGAGGCCCATAGATTGTCCGCTGCCGCCTGGGCCTCCATGCTGAAGACCCTGGAGGAGCCGCAGCCCTGGCTCTACTGGTTCCTCTGCACGACCGAGCTGGGCAAGGTCCCGGCCAACATCAAAACCCGCTGCACGGCCTTCGAGCTGCGGCTGGTCGATCAGGATACGCTGTTCGAGCTGCTCAACGGGATCGTCGAGAAAGAACGGCTGACCATCGAGGACGGCATCCTCGACCTCTGCGCCAGAGAAGCCGGAGGGTCGCCGCGTCAAGCCATCGTCAACCTCGGTATGTGCCTGCACGCGCAAGGCCGTCAAGACGCTGCCGCGCTGCTCAAATCCGCCGTCGATAGTAGCGAGGTCATCGACCTCTGCCGGGCCTTGGCCAAGCGCGAGCCCTGGCTCCGGGTCAAACCCATCCTGAGCGATCTGCAAAGCACCAATCCGGAGAGCATCAAGGCCGTCGTCTGCGCCTATATGAGCAAGGTCCTGCTCGGCGCGGCCAACCCGCGCGACGCCGGGCTGGCGGCGGAGGTTTTATCCGCTTTCATCAGTACACCCTTCTCGCCCGGAAGCGGCTTTGCGCCGGTTCTGGTCGCCTGCGCCAAAGTGCTTTTATGACCGCAGTATGTTTAGTCTTGAGACCTAGCAAAGCAAGGAACCTGAAATGCCCATGACGATTGAAGACCTCAGAGAATATGCCGAGATCAGCAAGTACACGCTCGACGATGACAACATCAAGCAGCTGCAACTGATGCATGACGCAACCCAAAGCTACGCCGTTGCCGAAGAAGCCAGAAGCCTCGCCAAGCTCGAAGCCGAGGAACTGTATGCCAGACTGGACGCCGAGTTGCGCGCCGGAGCTGCCGAACGCAACGAGAAGATGTCAGAAACCCAGATCAAGATGCAGATCGCCTTGAACCCGGAGATGATGGAAGCCGAGCGCCGCTTAATCGCCCGCGAGCGGACCAGGAACGACTGGTCCGGCGCGGTCAAGACCATCGAAGCACGCGGCTATTCCATGACCAATATGGGCAACCTGTATCAAGCCAACTACTTCAGCCGGGAATCGAGCGGCAAGGCCCGCGAGTACCAGAAGGACGATAGAGCCGAACGCGCCCGCAGCTTGAGACCGCAACGCCGGGGCTCCTGGGAGAGCTAAAGCATGCTGATCCTATGCATCATCGCCGAGACGATGCTGGTCCTGCTGGGCTGTGTCTTCGCCCTCGGACTGGCCTATGCACTAGGACGGGCAGCCTCGCTGGGCTGGTATAAATCCAAATTCGAGCACCTTAAAAACATGATGCGACTGATCGAAGAAAAGGAACCCAAGGAATGAGTACAGAGTTTCGTTACCGAGGCCGTGACGTTAAGGACGTACGGGAGCGGGCCGAACAGCAAGGCGGCTCCTTCGACCGCTATACCGATTCGGCCATTCCCATGTTAAGGGTCGGCAAATCGCATACGCTTCGCATCCTGCCGCCCGCCTATGACATCGACATCGATAGATGGGGTAAGAACTGGAGCATTCCGATTTACGTCCATTACAATATCGGGCCGGATAAAGGCACGTATCTCTGCCTGCAACGCATGGAGCAGGGCGATTGCCCGATCTGCGAGGCCCGCGCGGAGCAGAATTTGCAGGAAGGCGAGCCCGATCCCTTGAAGCCGACGCTGCGCTATCTCTGCTTCGTCATCGACCGGGACAACGAGCGCGAAGGGCCGATGCTCTGGGCGCTGCCTTGGACCATCGAGCGCGAGATTCAATCCTTGTCCCTCGACGGCAAGGAGGGCCTGCTGCCCATCGATCATCCCGATGACGGCTATGACATCAGCTTCAGCCGCGAGGGCAAGGGCATCCAAACCAAATGGGTCGGGGTCAAGATCGCCCGGCGTTCTTCTCCGATCAGCGACAACCCCAAGACGCAGAAGGCATGGCTCGCCTTTATCGAGGAGAACCCGCTGCCGGACACGTTGCATTTCGAAGACTATAAATATCTCGATAAGGTGTATCGTGCCAAGACCCCAAAGAAAGACGAAGACCGCCGCCGCGCACAGAACGGCGACGACGATGACGACAGACCGGCACGGCGCGAACGCGCTGACCGCGATGACGACGCGAGACCCGCTGCAAGAGCGGGCCGGGACGATGCTGACGAAAGGCGTGATCGTCATCCGCCTGAACGCGCTGGACGATATTCCGCTGATGCGGAAGCTGAGGATATTCCGGAGAACGTACATCGACGCTCTGGAAGCAAGGCTGAAGCGGACGCTGACGTTAAGCCAGCTCGCCGCCGGGGCAGAGAAGCAGCGGAAGAAGACGAAGCCGACGAAGCCGATCCTGCTCCTGAAGCAAAGACCCGTTCGGAGGCGGCACGCGAGCGGGTCAACAAGCTGAAATCCGGCGCGGACAAGAACGGCAAGGCGGATGACGCCAAGGCCGAGCCGCGCGAGCGGCCCCGCCGCCGGGCGCGGGACGAGGACGAGGACGAAATCCCGTATTAGGATAGGCCATGCGGCCCGTACGCAAAACCAAGGGGGGCGGCAAACCGCCGCCCTCCGAGGACATCGCCTTTGTCAGCAGCGGCTGTACCGTGCTCGATCTGATGCTCGGGGGCGGCTGGCCGCTGGGCCGTATCTTCAACATCGTCGGCGACAAGAGCACGGGAAAGACTTTGCTCGCCATCGAAGCCTGCGCCAATTTCAACCGCAAATATCCAACCGGACGCATGTGCTACAGGGAAGCCGAGGCGGCCTTCGATCAGCAATACGCCGCTTCCATCGGCATGCCGGTCAAACGCATCTCCTTCGTCGGCGACCGGCCTTTCGACACCATCGAGGATTTCTACGAGGACCTCAACGAGCAATGCGATATTGCCCTGAGCAAGCGGACGCCGGGGCTGTACATCCTCGACAGCCTGGATGCCTTGACGGACGAGAGCGAACAAAAGCGCGAGTTCGACGCGGCCTCTTATGGCGGCGGCAAATCGAAGAAGCTGTCGGAGCTGTTCCGGCGTTCGGTGCGCAAGATCGAGCAGGCCCATATCGCGGTCGGCATCATCTCCCAGGTGCGGGCCAATATCGGCGTCGCCTTCGGGCGCAAGACGACGCGCAGCGGCGGCAAGGCGCTGGATTTCTACTCCTCGCAGACCATATATGTTTCCCATGTCGAAACTCTGTACCGCATCGTGATGGGCGACCGCATGGCCTACGGGGTCCGCATCCGGGTCAAATGCGACAAGAACAAAGTCGCGCCCGCGTTCAGAGAATGCGAGTTTCCGATCTATTTCGGATATGGTATCGAGGACCTGATCGCCAGCACGGAGTTTCTCATCAGTACGGCCCGGACCAAGGCCGCCGACCTCTCGGAAAGCGACGCCAAGAAGCTGATCAAAAGCTGTACGACGATGCGAAACGAGGACTATAACAAGCATCTCGCCGTCATCAATGCGGCGGTGCGTTCGGTCTGGCACGAGCGCGAAGCCGCCATGAAACCGTCAAGGAGTAAATACACATGAAAGGCAGACCCGGAATTCCCAAGCGCGCGACGCTGCATCCCATCCTGGTGCGGCTGTTCGAGGAGGCGAGCAAGCAAGGCATCACGCTGCAAGACATCGCCGCCGAGACCGGCATGGCTCGCGAGACGCTGGGCCATTGGAAACAGCGGCGGCGCGAACCGGCCCTGATCGCGGTCGAGCAGGCCCTCAACGCCGTCGGCCTGCGCTTGGCGCTGGAGCCGCTGGCGCAGCCCAAGCCGCGTCCTGTCCATGTCCGCAAGCCCAACGCCTCGAAAGGCGAGCTGCGGCTCAAGGCAGGCCGTCCGCAGCGCAATCCGCTGGGCCAAATGCAGCAGCGCTTCCGCGAAGGCTTGCATAGCTGATGAAACGAGGCGGGGGGAATGCCAAGGGCAGCGCCTTCGAGCGCTGGACCTGCGAGAAACTGTCCCGCCTCGTCGATCCCGAAGGCAAGGAAACGCATTTCTGGCGCACGAGCATGTCCGGCGGGCGTTCGACGCTGCAACGCCGCAAGGGGGTCAAGAACGAGGCCCAGCTCGGCGACATCGCTTGCATCACGAAGCATAAGCAGGCGCAGCATCTGACCAAGCTGTTCCTGATCGAGTGCAAGCATCTCAAACGCCTCGATCTGGAAGGCTCGCTGCTCAAGGGACGCGGCAGGCTGCATCGCTTCTGGGCGAAACTCGCCGAGGAAGCGGAGGCGACCGACCGGCATCCGCTGCTGATCGCCAAGCAGAACAATTTCGGCACGCTGCTGTTGAGCAGCCATATGGGCTTTACGATGCTGCGGCGGCTGTATCCGGTCACCTACTTTCTGACGACGCTGGCCCTGGCTGACGAACAGACCATCCGCGTGTCCTGGTTTCATGATCTGTGCAAGACGGAGGACGACGATCCATGACCCTGCTGCTTTGTGCCGATCTGCATCTGACCAGCAAGCCGCGCGACGAGGACCGCTGGAAGCTGTTCCCCTGGCTCTGCCAGCAGATGCGGGAGAAACGCATCGACGACATTGCGATCCTGGGCGATTTGACCGACGCCAAGGACCGCCATGACAGCATCCTCGTCAACCGCCTCGTCGCCAATCTCAAGACCCTTGCCAAGGTCGGGCGCGTGTTCATTCTCAGAGGCAATCATGACTTCATCGACGAGCAGCATCCCTTCTTCCGCTTCCTGCATCGCCCGCCCGACATCAATTACATCAACACGCCGACGCTGCATTTCTTTCACGATTTCTCTGCGCTCTTTATCCCATGCACGCGGGACGGAGAGTTGTTCAAGAGACAAGCCCAAGAGACCAAACAACCGGAGTACATCCTGACCCATCAAACCTATGACGGCTGTCTCTCGGAGAACGGAACGAAGTTGAACGGCATTCCTCCATCCGTCTTCAAAGATTATCCGGGCCGGGTTTGGTCGGGCGACATCCATACGCCGCAAAAGGTCGGCAAGAAGATCGAGTATGTCGGAGCGCCGTATCCGATCAAATTCGGCGATTTGTACAAACCGCGCTGTGTCCTTCTATCCGCAACCGGGAGCGAGGACCTGCATTTCCCGTTTCAACAGAAACTGCTTGTAGAAATTGGTTCGGGAGAGATGCTACCGCTGCTGCCGGAGGGGGCGCAGATCAAGCTCCGCGTGCATCTGCGGCGGCGCGATCTGGCGGACTGGCGAAGCCTGCGGGCAGGGCTCCAGGAGCAAGCGCTGGCGGCCAAGCTCGACCTCGTGAGTATCGAGCCAGCCTGGACCCCCGAGCGGGCTGTACGGGCTTCTGAGGAGGTCCTGCAAACACAATCCAAGGTTGAAATCGTTAAGGACTACGCGCAGCGCAAGAAGCTCGACAAAGCCCTGACGGCCTACGGCGTAAGCCTGCTGTCATGAAACTGTGCTTTGAAAGCCTGCATCTCACCAACTTCAAGTCCTTCAGCGGCAAACACGTTTTCCCTCTCGATAGAGGTCCGGCGCTGGTCTATGTCGCCGGGCAGAACGAGAGCGATCCTGAGCTGGGAGCCAACGGCGTCGGCAAAAGCACGCTGTTCGATGCCCTGCTTTGGGTCCTCTACGGCAAGACCGGCAGGGACAACCGGCCTGGAGCCTCGGTCGAACCCTGGGACGGCGAGCCTGCAACGAAAGTGTCATTACATCTGGTCGTCCAAGACGATGCCGTGACCATTACGAGATCGCGCAATCCGAACGCCTTGACGGTGCAATACCTCGACGCGGCGAAGACGACGGTCACGCAAGACGAGATCGACAGCATCTTGGGCATGACGGAGAGCATGTTCCGCTGCGCCGTCGTCCTGTCACAATTCGGCTCGCTGTTTCTCGATCTGAAAAGCGAAGCGCAATCGCAGATGTTCACCGATGCACTCAACCTCGATCAATGGCTGGAGGCAAGCAAGCGCGCGGGCGAGCGCAAGAAGACCTTGGCACAAGCGCTGAACGCCTTGACGCTCGGGCTCGCCAAGGCGGAAGGCCGTCTGGAAGAACTCAAGGCGCAGATGCAGCAGGAACGCCTCGCCGCCAAGGATTTCGACCGGGATTTACTGGAGCGCGTCGCCGCGCAGAAATATCTGCTTCAGACGACGGTCGAGGAGTTGCGCAGCCTGCCCGACGCCGCGACCGGGATCAAGCAGCTGGAAAAAGAGCTGCTGATTCTGGTCCAGGACCGCGCCAAGGTCGAGGCGCAATATCATGCCGCCCAAAAAGACATCACCAAACTGACGGCGACCCTGACGCAATACCGCAAGGCCTCGAAAGCCGAAAAACCGCTCTGTCCGGAATGCGGTCAAAGCGTCAGCGCGGACCATCTCGACCGCAAGCTCGAACTCCTGCAAAAAGAGTATACTCAAACCGTCGCGACCAAGGACAAGCTGTATAAGACGCTAGGTCCCTTGGACGAGCGCGTGCAGAAGCGGCGCAGCGAGATCAACCGTCAGCAGATCACCTTGAACAAGATGCTGGTCTTGCAGACGGACATCAAAGCTCAGAAAACCGTATTGGAGGACCTGACCCGGCAGGTCAACACGCATCGCCAGAAAGCCGAAACGCTGAAGGCCGCATTCACCAAGCTGTACAAACAGGTTGCCGGGGACAAGGCGGAGATCGCCGAACAGACCAAGGCGTTAGGCATGGCGGAGTATTGGGCCGGAGCCTTCAAGGAAATCCGGCTGGAGCTGATCGACGCGGTCTTGACGGAGTTGAGCCTCGCCGCGACCCAACACGCCGAAGCCTTGGGCCTGTCCGGCTGGCGCATCGCCTTCGCGACCGAGCGCGAGACCAAAAGCGGGTCGCTTTCCGCCGTGTTCAACGTGCTGCTCTATCCCGATCAGGACGAGCCTATCCGCTTCGAGGCGTATTCGGGGGGAGAGAGCCAGCGGCTTCAACTTGCCATTGCCTTCGGGCTGTCGGAGATCGTGCTGGCGCGGGCGGGGGTAACAGTCAATCTCGCGGCCTTCGACGAGCCGACAAGGGGCTTGTCGGCGGAAGGGGTCGAGGCCTTGCTGGAGCATCTGGCGGACCGCGCCAAGACGCTGAAGCAAACGGTTTATGTCATTGAACATCATAGCCTGGAGCGCGGCGCGTTCGATCAGACCCTGCTCGTACGCAAGACGGCGGCAGGTTCGCAGCTCAAGGAGATTTAGGTTTCTTCTTCGGCTTCTTGTGCATGGCCAGAACGTCGCGGCGCTCGTCCGGCGTGTTGATGCTCATCTGGACGTTGCAATGCTTGGGCCAGCCTTCGCGCATGCAGACGATGCTGTTGACGGCTTCGCTATGGCCGCAGATATGACAATATACGCGATTGCGCCGGAGCTTGGGATTGGCGGCAACGATACCGGCAAGAATACGCAGGCTTTCTTCGTGATCCATGACAACTTCCGGAAAATAAGGCACGGACGGGGTCTGCTCCGAGCGAGGGGTCCGGGGGGACGACCCGCTATCCAACCCCATCCGTGTTCCATGCCGCAACTCACAGCCAACGGAGAGAAGCCTGCAAGCGCGGCGACAGAACCTTATTTCGGTGTCGGCAAATCAACGACTACATGACGTTCTCCGTAGCCCGAGATATAGACCATGACCAGGGCTTTGTGAGTCGGAGTCCCCGGAGGGAGCGGAGGCCAAACCGTGTCTGGCGGCGGGTCCGGAGGGACGATGGGAGGATTTACCCCCGGCGGCCAGCCTTGTCCAGGGGGGAGCGCAATCGGATGGCTGGGACGCCCAGGACCGCCCGGCAAGCCTTGGTCAGGATGGCCGGGCTGGCCCGGCAAACCATGAGATGGATGGCCGCCGCCGGGAAGCGGCTGGCCGGAGGGATACGTCGGCGGGTAGGAGGGCAATTGACCGGGAAGCCCTCCCGCCAATTCGCCCAACGGTACGAGCAACACGACTTGCATATGCAGTCTCCTTCTTGGTTGAACCCCTACCCTCTTTAACGCCGGACTGTGAACAATCCGGAACAGGTCAATAGATCAAATACGAAATAGATGACGGCGATGGCGACGACGGCCCAGACGATGATCTGGAGAATGCGCAGGATCATGCCGCCATCGGGAGGCGAGCCGAACTGCGCCAGCAGCCAAGGCACGACCAGATTGACGATGGCGACGAGCGCAACGACGAGAACGAGCCAGATCAGGAATTGTTGCAGCAAAGCGGGGGTGAAGCAAGCCATGGGAGTACCTCATCGCGGGTTGGCATTGATCAAACCTTGAGCGCGTTTGAACATCGGCATAGGTTGCATGACAGCCTCGCGCAGCTTGTCGGTAAAATCGATCCGGTGAACGGGGACTTTCTCGATCTTGGTATCGAGATAGGCCTTGGCCTCGGCCTCGGTATCGAACCGCATGCCATAGGACATATAATTATTGTTCTTGACCATCCATTGGCCATGCGTCGTCTGATCCGGAGGCGTGATATGCCAGCCCTCTTTATTGATCGGCAAGTCCGCTGACTTAACCTTGGCCCCCGCTTTCTTCGCGTAATCGTTCATGAACCAGATCGCCCGCTTGTCATAGATGTTGGCAAACCGTTTCTCCATCCGTGCCCGTTGCGCCCCATACGTCGGATAGCGAGTGAGCTGGGTCTGGGCCGTATCCCAGCTGATGCCGTCATAGCCATGCTCCGCCGCGTAACGCATCATGCGCTTCAGCACGAGTTCGTTCCAAGTGTCCGGGAACGGCGCGTTGGCGACATGCCCGCCGCCATACCGCGCCCGCTGATAATTGACGCTCGCTTCATCAAAGGCCTTCCGGGCGGCGAGCAGCTCCGGAGCGTTGGCATCAAGATCATGAAAAGCCTGTATCTGGTCCGCCGTGCCTTTCATCAGCAAATCGGTTGTCGTCGTATACGTCCCTCCGGACGCATCCTTCACAATTTGCGTGCGGGCTTGCTCCAAACGGGTCAGGGCCTGATCGCGGGCCTCCCCCGCTTTGATAAGCGCCCCGCTGATGTTGTTTTGCTTGACGGACCTGAGCCCGAGCTGTTCCCCCTCATTATGCCAATCCGATTGCATCTCGGCCAGATGAATATACCGCTTGCCGGTCATGGGATCGGTACGGACATCGAAACGGATATGGGCGAGGATGTTGGGTTCGAGCATATGCATGCCCCGGAAATTGAGCACGTCGGGCTTGCCGGTCAGCGCATCGGCGGCGTCCTGAGCATCCCTCCGGTTATCGTATGGTGTCCTATCATAATAATCGTTGGTTCTATTGTCCCAAAGCCGGAACTTGCCATGAAAGTCGCCTAGATACCGATTATCCATAACATCGATAGGAACATCTCGATGCGGCAGCAGCATCAGCAATTCGCGCGGCTCGGTTCCGCCATGCAGCGAATACGTCTGGGCGTAAGGAGCCCTCGGCGTATTCCGAATCTCTGTGTCGATGTCCCTTAGACGGTTGTTGATTTCATGAAGGCGGGGCGTAGCCTTCGCGGCAAACCTATCAGCGTCGGTAAACAATCCCGACATCCGCAAGCGGCCATTCTCGTCATGAAGCCCCCGCGCCTCATCCTCCAGCTGCTTGTACTCAGCCAGCAGCTTAGGATCGGCAGCGCCTCTGTAAATCTCCTTGAATTCGATCTGATTGGACCGCAAATGATCGAGAATTTCCTGTTTCGTGACTTTCTGTCCGGCGCGTTGGGCGAACCAATCGTTCAGCTCGCGCCATTCGATTTCATCGGGTTTGACTTTGGCAAGTTTGGCGTTGTCGCTTTTAAGGAAGCCCAGCCATTGCGCAGCCGGGGCTTTATCCTGCTTACTGGCTTCAACAAAGCGCTCCAGCGCCGAATAGAACACCGTCGCGGAATCAGGCGCACTGGTCCGCTGGAAACTCGCCGCGTCCGCATTGATCAGACCGCGATCATGCGCGCCGCTCTCGCGGCCTCCGATTTCGCCGCTCTCGATCTTGCGGAAGATGCTATCGACGGTATGAAAGCCTTCGCCCTTGAAGGCGTTCTTGATCGCCTGGAAGAAATCCTGCAAGCGGGAAACCAGATGCTGAATACCTTGCGGAACGCCGTCCTTGAGCCATTTGGGAAAGGCGAAGGCGATGCCTTCCTCGCTCTGATAGGCTGGGCTCTGCCCCGGATATTTGCCTGCGATGTCATGCTCGGCGTTCCAGGTCTTCTCCGCCTCGCGTTCCAGCATCGCCCATTCGGACGGCTTGAACAGGCCGCTCGGGCTGGAGGCATCCAAAGCCTTCAGGGCATGAATGACCTCATGATTGACCGCGCTAAGGGGGTCGTCCTGCATCGCGACGGTAATGACATTCTGCCAATACATCGCGGGTTGCGAGACCCGCTGCCCGCCCGCGCCCAGCTCATGAATGGCATCGACGACATGGACCCCGACATCGTGCAGGTTGAGCGCGTCGAGCCGGGCGCGGGCGGCTTGCGCGACGGCTTCGCGCTTGGCCTCCATGCCCGGCGTATAGACCAGCTCGACCTTGCCCCCGGCATAGGGTATGGCTTCCGCGCCGGGCGGCAGGACAGCGCCTTCCGCTCCGCCGCGCCGCTGGAAGCGGGGCTGACCCTTGGTTAAAACGTCTTCCCTCAGCTTGTCGGGAATCTCCAGCGACCGGGCTGGAATAGTGTCCAGCTTATACGATAATTCATTCTCAGCTTCTTCCTTACTATCATACAATTCGCTGTTGCCATGCTGGTCACGCAGCTCCCATTCGGTTTCGCCATAAGCCGGGTCGGGATCGATAATCTGCCATTTCTCCGGATTATGGGGGATCGAATCCATATTGAGTTTGGTTTTCCATTTCTTGACGTAATCGTTGATCGCATTTTGCGCGACCTTGTCATAGTAATCCAACATGCCCTGAGACCCGTGCGTCTGTCCGATGCTGTCAAGATCGTATTCGACCCCGAACTCATGCGCGTCCGGTTCATCGGGATCGTAATTGACATAATTGCCCTGCGTATCTCTGTAACCCTCGCGCTCGACCATCTCCCGCGCGATGCCTTTGCCGTAGATATCCGCGACCTTTCCCGCCGTGAAGGTTCCAGATAACTCCTTGACGCCAATCCGGTCGCCGTCCGCGTTTATTGCCTGCACCGAAAATCTGCCGTCAGGCAGCGGTTCATACCGAAGGGTCTCGACTTCATGGACAAGATAACTCTTATAGCGATCGACATTGGTCGCACCGACATCGAAGTAGACTTTCTTGTAATTCATATCCGCCGCCCAGCGGAGTATCTGTTTGGTCAGGAGCGTTGTCCAAGCCGGGGTCGATTTGAACGGGGCGTCCGGGACAGGTCTGCCTTTCGGATGGAAGCCGCGTGCCTTCAGCATATTCTCCTGCGCTTCTTCATTGGCCTGCTCGGACTTACGATAGTCCTCGTCATCAATCTCACGCCTCTGAAACTCCCGTTTTTCGTCATCCGTGCCGTGCTGGAACAGATCGTCCTTGTCGGCATAATTGCCGGAAATCTCATGCACAAGGCGGGTTTGTTCTTTATCAAAGGTTGTTTTAGCTTGACCCAGAGCCTCACGCGCGGCGGTCTGAGCCTCCGGCGTATCAACGACACCCTTGACGCCAATCTGTTTGAGCTTCTGCAACCAATCCGATTGCATCTCGACGACAACCGGATGCACTTCGCCCGTACCGGGGTCTCTGACCAGGACCGTGCGGTAATGTCCTATGACATCCTTGATATGCGGCCAATGGCTTCGGTCAAAAGGTTCCGGTTTCGTGTTTATCGCTTGATGATAAGCCTTGTAGGTCTGCTCCGTCTCGGCCAGCAAACGGTCGGCGTCAGGAACCGCAGCGCGCAATTGATTGAGATCATGATTCAGCATGCTCCCGTCTTGCGCGCCATATAACCCTCTAACCGCTTGGCTCCGGGTCAGCCCTCCAGCCCGCATGTATTCGGTTATCAGCTTGTCATAGGCATTATCGCTGGCCTGCTCCAACGCATCGATCTTGGCCGAGGCATCAGGCCGCTTCAAAACCTGTAAATGTATCTGATACTCATCTCCCGGATGGGCATAACCCTCATATTGCGCAGGCGGATTTTTGAGCCTGGGGCGCAGCGCGGAAATCTGGTTATCGATATCCTGGACCTTGGTCTGAGCCTGCGCCTCGGCTTCCTTGGCCGTCGCCAGATGCTCGTTGGCCTCTTGCCATCTGCCCGCATCGATCAGCTCGCGGTCCTTGGCCGCGAAATCGGCCTTTTGCTGGTTCAGAATATCATGCTTCTGTTGCTCCAGATCGTTGATTTCCCGCCATACCTTAAAATTGGTCCCGCCGAGGACGACCTCCTCAATCTCGACGTTATGCGCTTTGACATGATCAAGAATCTCCTGCCGCGATACGGATTTTACGCCTTGAGCTTTTTTGTCGTTCAAAAACTCCTTCAACAGGACCTGTTCAAGTTCATCGACTTTGATCCCTTTCCAGCCTTTGATCGTGTTCAACCATTGATCGGGCGGAGCTTTCTCCTGGACCTTTATCTCGGGATTTTTACCCTCCAGCGCGTTTTCCAATGCGGAATAGAGCGGCGGCGCGTCCGGCGCTCCGCTGCGCTGGAAGCGCGGGTCTTCACTCAACCGGCTATTGATCAAGCCCGGCAGCGTCGGCTGCGCCGGATTGACCGGAAGAACGTCCTCATACTGATTGATCAAGCCCTTCCGTCCGATGGCGGCATTGCCCTCCGGATGGACTTCGCTCATGTTGCGCAGCATCTCGCTTTCGGCGAGCGAGCTGATGGCGTCTCCGGCGCGGCGGGCCTCGTCCCGCTCCATGCCGGAGAATTGCAAGGTCTCGGCAACCGTCGCGCCAATCCCGGCAATGGCGGCATTGGTCGCTCTCGATGAAACGTCAAGCCCGGCTTTGGTCAATTGATCGAGATCGGCTAGACCATTATATAGAATAGAAGCCGCGCCTTGCACCAATCCCGGCTTGGACGTATCGATGCCAATCGCTTTCAGGTTTTCATATACCTTATTATGTAATTCCTCACCTTCCTTGCCGAAGCCTGCAATCGGCTGAGTACCGAACGCAGCTTTGGCGGCTCCGGAAACGCCTTTGCTGAAGATCGAGGTTTGCGCTGCGAGGCCTTCGCTCTCGCCCGCCGTCGCGAGACTGTCCAGCAGGCCGCGTTTATGCGAGCGCATGAATTCCGCTGCGCGCTCGTCGGTATCGAACGCGCCGTAATGCTCGCCGGTCTGCTGGAAGCGCTTCGCCGCATCGCCCAATTCGATGCCATCGCCAGAAGGGGGCTTGTCTCCAGGCAGTGTAGGAAGCACGTAATGCTTTTCAATTCCTTCGCTGTCGGTCAACTGATTAGTAGACCAAGCATCTCCCGCCCGACTTGGATCGAGCGTCGGCTCGTCGCCGGGGATCATGCCATTAGGCTTGACCCCTTTCGACAGCGCCAGCGGAGAGAGCACAACCCGGTCATGCGGCGCGTCATAATCGAAGGGCGGCGCGTCCTTGGGATCGAACGGCGGTATCTCGTCCCGCTCGGGATCGAAGAAGGGAATAGCGCCCATCGGCTATTGCTCCAATCTGCGTTGCGGGACCATGACCCCGTTGACCATCATGTAGACATGCCCGTTCTGGATGGCCTGCTCCCCTTCCCTGAATACCGGACGTTGCGGCATGGGCAGCGGCGTGTTGATCATGCCGCGCCGTCCGGTCGCGATGAAATTCTTGAGCCGGTCTACATTGCCCTGGCTGATGCTATCGGCGATTTTCTGTGCGCCGATCCCGGCTAATCCTACCCCCGTCGAAGCAATCAAACTCTCCCCGCTATGCCCTAAAGCGGAGCCGCCGCCGAGGGCCAGAAGCTCAGCCCCCAGCGACCAAGCGTTATGCGTCGGCGACAGCACCCCAATTCTGCGGGCGACGTTCTGAAGGTTCGTGCCATGGACAAGCGCCCCCATGACCTCGCGCTCATCCGCATTGAATTGCCGCGCGGCTCTTGGATTGTTCAATATCTTGGCGAACTGTGTCCTGACGGCGTTGTCGAACTTGTTGCGGGATTGATGCGCCCCGCTGGGAATAAGGTCGCCATGCCCGGCGGCGTTCTCGGCCTTCCGCATCGCCGCTTCGACGGCTTCAAGTTTAGCCCCGCGCGAGAAAAAATTGCGCGCGTCGAACAAGGCCGAGCCTTCCGGCGCATTCAACCCCCGGACATAATCGTCGATCCCATCGATGATGACATGCGCCGCCGCCCGCTCGCTCTTTTCCGGACTATCAAGAACATGACGCATGACCCGGCGCGTCACGTCGATGTCCTTGAACGAGATATCCCCCGGATACTGATCAAGCTCCTCGAAAACGGTCCGGAGCGCCGTCGCCGTCTTCGGCTGAAGCGCCGGGCGGTACGTCACTTCCCGATGGGCCTCGGCAACGGCGCTGTTGAGAGCGCCGACCAGCCCCGCCTTCGGGACCGTTGCGCCGGTCGCTTCCGACGCTAGGTAGGCGTCCGACGCCATGGCCTTGTACATCTCGGAAGTCGGAACCGTGCCCCTGACCGCACTCAGCTTTGCCCCTGCCGCGCCCAGGACGGCCCCGGTAAGGCCGCCCGTGCCCGCCTGCTGGGCTTTGGTGATCCAGTAGTCCCGCTCGGTCTTGGGCGGCTCCTGGACCGGCTGGAGGGCTCCATAGACCGCCCCGCCGGTCCCGCTCTTGAGCGTAGCATTGCCGACCGTGCCCAGAACCTGCGCCTCCGGCAGGACCTCGCCGAGGCCGGGCATGGCGATGGCTCCGCCGAACTCGCCCGTCCGCCGCAGCGCCATCGACGCTCGGGGGTTGGGGCTCGCGGCATCGACGCGCTGACCTGCGGCCTCGTAGTCCGCGTTTTGCCGTCCGATGACCTCATCGACATGATTGGCGATGCCGTGCAGCATGGCGGACAGCGAATTGGGCGCGGGCTTGCCCGTTCCCGAGCCTTTGACGGGATAGGTCGGCAAGAGATCGCTGGCCGCCGCCGCGCCATGCGCCGCCAGCGACTCCGCGCCCTGTCCCAGACGCAACAAGCCTTGATACGGAGCCCCGATGGCGGGATTGGTCCGTATCTTGTCTGCGATGGAGGGCGGCGGCGTATACCTGCGGCGGAAAGCTGGAATATCGTCCGGCGTCAAATCCCGGAAGCCGTCCGGCGGCGGCGGTAACAGATCGTCATGCGTGATATCACGCAGACCTTCCGGCATCGGGTCTTCGATATCGGTCAAGGCTGGTACTCCGTCCATTTCTTCGTCACGATGTCCCGATAGAAGAACTTACTGCCGTCCGTTTTGAGCTGCTCGCCATGCGGTCCGGTCGGCAGCGGCGCTCCGGTGACCGGAACGCCCGCGCCGGTAACCGGCGCAGTTTTTGCTTCCCCCTCGTCCAGCGCGGCCCGTATCTTCTGGGTCATCTGCTTGACATCCATGATCGGATAGAGCGAAGGAGGAATGTTCTGCTCCTTCAATTTCGCTACCGCCGATTCGTAGAGCGGCTGCACCCCCTTCTCATAAGCGTCATAGGTCGCATCGGAGATTTTCTTGATCTGATTTCTCTGTTCGGGCGACAGAATTCCGGCATGCTCATGAAAGCGGTTGATCATGATGTTCAACCAATCGGAGTACGACGCCGAGCCGGTAATCAGTTTGACCTGGGCCTCGGTCACCGCGCCGCCGCTGTTCGACAGCTTGATCAGGCCGTCGAGGGCTTCCTCGTCGCCGGTGCCGGGGTTGGCCAGACCGGATTTGATCTTCTCCAGATAGGGCAGGGCATCCAGCGCCAGTTTGTACTGCGAGCTGGACGTTTCCGGAGATGCGATGCGGACGGCGACGCGCGACAGCATATCAGCTTGCTTCGGCGTCAATTTGTTGGGGTTGGCTTGCCGGAGGTCCAAGATGGCCTTGCCGACCGCGTTGCGTAAGCCGGACGGCTCGTCGGTGATGTTGTTCAAGTTGTAAATGTTGGCCATGACGTTTTCAGCATGCAGATCGGCGAGCTGATCCAAGGTCACGCCCGGACCCAATTTCGCCAAATCCGCTTCCATCTTGGCGGCGGCGAGGGCTTGCTGTTTCTTCGTCGCTCCGGCTATCGAGGCCGGAGAATACTCGGCGGATTGCTGCGCCTGAGCGTTGATCGCGGCTTCCTTGCCTCTCAGGGCCAAGGCCTCCGGAGTACTCCGGACGGCGAGTTGCGCCTCCTCGTTGGCCCTGGTCGTCGCGGCTTCTTCCTCGGGGGTCTTGCGTTCAGCCGCTGCGACAGCCGCCTTGCCTGAAATGGCTTTGGGCGACGTATCGATGTCAAGCCGTGCCTGAGCTATCGCCTTCTCCTTATCGACCGCCGCCTGCTGCGCCTCGGGGCTGATGCTGCGGCGGAAGGTTTCGGCTTCCCGGCTGCGCAGCAGCTGATCGGACAACAACAGGTTCTGATGCTCCAGCTCGATCTGCATCTGCTGCAATCCGGCATCGTGCGCCCAATTGGAAAGCGCGCCGCCCATCGCCGACAAACCCCCCGCGATATTGATCATGCCGACCATCTACATGCCTCCATTGATGATACCGCCTTGCGGGCTGGGCGGGGGCTGAACCTGCCGACCGGGCGGCGGCGGGACCTTGGTGAAACCCGCATGCGCCTTGATCTTCTCCATCCGGACCGGGTCCTGAATAATCTCATGCGTCTTGGCGGCGGCATGCTGCATCATCTGCGGCGTGATCTTGAACGCGGCGAACAAGGTGTTGGTGAAGATATGGACCGCCCGCGAAAGGATCGCTGACGTAAGCGGCGGAATGAGCTTGCTGCGCTCCGCGAAACCGAGCGCCTTCAGCATCAGGACCATGGCCGCCGGAACCAGGGCTTGCATCGGCATCGCGCCGCGTGCCTGCTTGCGCATCATCAGAACCAAGCCGATAGCGCCTACGGCGCAATCATGGATCGGGTCTTTGCTGTCCTTGAGCTTGTACAAGATACCATTCGTGCCGCCGTCTATGCCTGCCCGCATGCCCGCGACGACAATCTTCTTGTAATTGGTCCGCATCTGCGGCGTGAGCTGGGTCTCGATACGCTGCTCCAAGGCGGCGAGCAGCGGCGAAGCGCTGGGAGCTTCCGGCGGCGGCGCTTTCATCATAACCGGGGAACTCCCGTAACGAGTTGCGAGGACGGCGAGATGTTGATCATGCCTTGACCTGGAGCAGAGGGCGGCGGCTGGCCCGCAGGCGCTCCCGTCACAGGCGCGGAAGCAACAGGCCGCAGCTTCGCGACCGGCATCCCGCCTTGCATATTGGAAAGCTGCTGGTTCATGATCGCGGCGTTGGCGCGATTGGACTCGGCTTGCGAATTCAGTTGATTGATCTGCGCGGGCGTAACCGGATTGAACATGCCTTGAACCAAGGACGATCCGGCCTGGATCAAGCCATACGAGACCATCTGGTTCTCATGCGCGAACGATCCGATATCCTTGAGCATGCCCTGGAAGCCGCCAACCGGGATTTCCGCCAGCTTGGGGGCTCCCGTAACGCCCGGCGGATTGGTCGATATTCTCAATTTTGTAGGATCGACGGGAAAGTCTGAACCCGTCGGCCCGGAAGGCGTCTCCGATGGTATGACCGGGTCCATCTGCGTCGCGTCAACGATAGGAACACCTTTCGGCGTTGTCCGACTGAAGCCCTTAGTGAAATTATCGCCTGACGGCGGTACGCCTCCGCCGAAACCGCCGCCGACATCACTCATGCTGGCATCATTTGCGGCAAGCTGTATTTCTTCAGGCGGGTTCGGAACCGGAGCAGGCGTATTGACGGAAACCTCGCCCAGCGGCGAGACCTCGACCGGCTGGACCGCCAAGGCGTCGAGCATGTCAGTGCTGGCCTGTCCCGTTCCGATATCGCCCAGGACTTTAGGCGTGATATCGACGCTGCTCGGTATCTGCGTCGCCAGCTCCGCTTCGGACGGTCCGAACATGGAGGCATTGCCATTGATCAAACCCGCCGTTGACGCCAGCCCGCCGATGGCCCCGATGCCAGCCATGACCAGCCCCGCCGTCTGCAAGTTCTTGTCACGGGCAACGACGCCGATGGTGCCGACAGTCGCGCCGACGGCGGCGACGAGCGTCATGGCTTCCGCGACGTTCAACGCCATGAAGCCGCCCGCCATCAACGTGCTGAGCGCCCCGCCTGCCGCGCCCCAGGCAATCGCCGTACCGATAAGCGGAATGACTACGGGCATGGTTTGACCTCATCGATACGATAGAAGATGTCATGCTCGTCTTCATGCGTCTTATAGAAGCCGAGCTTCTCGTTGAAGCGCTGTTGGCGCTTGTCCTCGACCGGCGTTCTGGTGCAGGCGTAGCCATGCTGCTTGATGAACGCGCTCAAGGTCTCGCGGATGAATTTCAGGGACATCGGTTGTTTGGTTCCCAGACTGAGAAAATGAAACTCCGGTCCCTTGGCCAGGAACACGAAGGCGGGCGTGACCAGAACCTGATCGTATTGCTGAAGACCGGCGGCGAACTGCTCCCGGTCGATGAAGACATTCGGCTCCGCCTGACGCCAAAGCGCTTCGATCAGAGCTTCGTCCAATATCATGCCGGTCCGAGATAATACGGATTGGATTTATCCAGCGGCAAACCCCAGCCGTAATTCTGGGTCGGCGGATTGGACGCTTGATACTGTAGAATTTGATTGGTCTGCTGTTCCGTCGTCGCGTTGGACGTATTGTACAGGCCCAAATCCTGCGAATAGGTCGCGACTTGCTCAGGCGTCGCCGGAGGCGGCGCGTTGGCGGGGTTCGCATTATAATTGCTGAAGCTCAAGAGCGACTGCATTCCCGGAATGCCGCTGATCTGGGACATGATATTGAGCCCATCGTTCAGCTGCGCGACGATATCGTTGAGCGCGTTGGTCTTCTGCTGCTCGGTAAGGTCCTTGTTGTTGAGGATTTGCGCCGACGAGGCCAAGGATTGGGCATACATGGACGCCGCGCCTTGCGAATTGGCCAGCAGCATCTTGTTGCTCTCGCCCATGGCTTCGATCTGGGTCTTGATCCGGCCATCGGCGAGCACCGTCTGAAGATTGCCGTCGTTCTGCATCTGCTGGACGATCTGAGAGTTGGCGTTGTTCATCGACGCAATCGCCTCCTGCGTCGCCGAGACCTTGTCCTGCAACGTCATTTGCGTGCTGCTCTGAATGCCCGCGATATACTGCGCCGAAAGATTGTTGGCGCTGGCGAGCGCGAGGCTGGCGGCGGCGGCCTTGTCCTGCACGGAGAGTTGGGTTTCGGATTGCAGTTGTCCGAGATAGGTCTGCAAGCCTACCTGACTTTGCTGGATGATCTTCTGGGTCTCGTCCTGCATCTGCTGTGCCGACAAGGTCGTATCTTGTTGAATGCGGGCGATCTGCTGCGCATTCGTGTTGTTCATATTAGCGATGATCTGCTGACTTTGATTGACCTTGTCCTGCGCCGTCAGGGTCGTATCGGAATTGAGCTGGGCGATCTTCTCCTGCGAGGCGGTTTGCAGCGCGGCCAGCAGCTTCGAGGTCTCGCTCTGCTTGTCCTGGACGGTCAGCGCGGTATTGCTTTGGATGTCGGCCAGGACCCGGCTGGTCTGGTCCTGCATCTGCTGCGCCGTCAGCGTCGTATTGCTTTGCAATTGCGCGATCCATTGCGAGGTCGCGGCCTGCAAAGTTGCGATGTCCTTGCTGCCCGCGATCTGCTGCGCCTGCTGAGCAAAGGTATTGGCCGCCGTCGCCTGGAGGTTGGCGGCGGCGTTGGCCTGCCCAGCGTTATACTGGCTGGTCGCCGTGCCGAGCTGGGCGTTCTGTAGCGCGGCGGCGTTCTGTGAAGCTGCACCGAACTGGAGCGCGGCATTCTTGGCCGTCGTCGTATCGGTCGCGGCCTTAGCGTAGGTCGCGGCGTCACTGGCGGCAATCGGGGTTGCTGCGGCGATGACGGCTTGCTGTCCCGCCGTGACCCCGATGCTGGAGTTGATCAGGCCGCGCTGGGCCATCTGCTCGCGGGCGGAGGTCTCCGCCTGCTGCATCAAAGGCGAGCCCGTCGCGATGATGTCCTTGAGGTTCTTCGCCGTCGTCTGTTCCGGCGTGACCTTGAAGGCCTCCGGGTCGTACGAGGTCGCGGGCGCGGCCTGAGCGCTCGCTTGCGCCGGGTTGTAGCCGGTAACCTGCCCGACGCCGGGCGCGGTCGTATTCGTCAAACCGGGCGGAGCCGTGCTGTTGATCAAACTCGGAATGTTATATGGATCAGCCATTTTACCTTCCTTCAACAACACGGCCCGATTGGTTTAACGCGAAGCGTGCCTTAGCTTTATAAGGCTAAAGCCCCATTCGGCTTCCTGCGGAACAGGAACATCAGCCCGAGCAAGCTCGCCCCTAACACAGCCCCGGAAGCGGGTTCCGGTACTCCAACAGCGACGGTCGAGGAGGAGACCGTGCCGGAGAAGCTGGCTCCGAAGCTGCACAAGGTCGAACCGCAGATAGCCAACGCCGGATTGACGTTGGAGAAGCTGAGGTTGAACGTACTCGGAGCCCCCAGATTGGACGCCGCAATCACGCCCGAAGTCAGATTAAGCGTGTCCGGAGGATTGCTGACGTTGACAACCAGACCAGGACCTCCCAGAGCGCCGATAGCGGCGTCCTGGAACGTGCCCGAGAGGTAGTTGACGCCCGCGCAACCGGCAAGGCTGGTCAGGCAGAACGAGCCATTGAAATGCTGCACGACCAAGCCGAATGCCGTTGCCGCCGGATCAATGCTGGCTGCCGTCAAGCCGAAATTGGCAATGATGGGCGTAACATTGCCAAACAGCTGGCTGATGTTGATGTTGGCGTTGGCGCTCAACGTCGTTGCCGTATTCGCGCCGTTCGCCGTTGCTACGATGGTATTGCTGCCCGACGTTTGACCGAAGGCGCTGAGCTGGATCGGTACAGCTTGGGCAGGAACAGTCCAGGCTAAAGCTCCAAGGCCCATGATGATAAGACGTTTCATTGTCATTACTTTCTCCATCTGCCCCATGAGATTGTCCATTCGCCTACCGGAGGCTAGAACAGTAGACACATAATACATACTGCACGGCTTACGCGGACGGTTCAGCCGTAGAATTTCGTGACGAGCCAATTTATCGTTTGGGTTACGCCGGAATTTTGCTGCCCGTACAAACCAAGGCCCGAAACCGAGATTAGCAACAGCGATCCTTGGTTTATGAGAGCGGCACGCGCATCCAAACCATCACAAACAACTACCGCACAAGCGGAATAACTCGCTGTGCCAACCCCATAAAGATAGGCATGAACAAGCCAAAGCCCTGTTGAAAAGGAAATGCCGGAATTGACCAGTGTATTTGAAGCAACAGGCGTTTGGTTGCTCTGCGTGCTGTATCCATAACTACAACGCAACGCTCCCGTAGTCACGCTAACATCGCCGTTCGCTTCAATTCGCATACGCAGAGCGTCTTGCGTATGGAAATAGATCGGGGTCGCGGAGCGTGTCGCCAATGTAAGACCGCCAAAACCATTTGCATATAAGACCGTGCCGCTCGGTCTAAAAATAGTGCTTGTCCCATAACCCGATCCGCACAGCATAAGAATGCCGCTTGTCGCGTCATTACCCATTTGAAACATTGCAGACGCGCCGTTACCCGTATTAACATTTCTAATAAAGCAACGGGTATCTGTGTTCTGATTTAATTCGATATGAAGGGAAAATAGAGGGTTATTCGTCCCGATCCCGACATTGCCGCTCGCGTCGATCCGCATGCGTTCGACGCCTGCCGTCAAAAACAGCATCGCGTCAGGAGCGCCGCCATTATTCACGCTCCCATAGACAACCTGACCTCTGGGGACGCCTGCATTATTAAGAAAACTGATACCGCAATACCTCGCTTGTCCAGGAGACACATCCCGAAACCGGACAATCGCGTTGGCAGTATCGGCTGCAGTCTGTATCATTACCGCATCAGGTTTGCTGGCATCAGTCTGGATATGCAGCAAATCGGTCGGATTGGTAAGATTGATCCCGACAAAACCATTGGAGTCAATCCGCATGCGTTCCGGAGTAGCTCCAGGCGTAGAAGGTGCAGCCGATCCGGAACGGAAGATCATCGCCGAACCGCCGCCGCCGCTCTCCAGCGTCAAGCCAGCGCCGCCCGGAAGTTCATAAATTCGGGACGCAGTAACGCCATCGCCATCACGGTTGAATTGTATATCCCCGCTCTTGGCTGAATTACCGAGGATCAAAGAACCGGGAGCTAGTTTGAGGCTTCCTGTTTCTATCAATTGCGCAGCGAGGATAAAGGAGGAATTGTTCAAGACATAAAACGAGAGGCCGCCATACGCATTGCTGATATGATACTCCCCGATCCGGCCAACGCCTGGACCGCCAACAGCATTGCAAATCTCCAGCATACCTCCGTTTATGGACACATCGCCCGACCCATTGTTGATGATCATACGCTGCGTTGAATTTCCTACCGTTGTTGTTCCCCCTCCGACCAGGAACACGAGAGGCGCATAGCGGCTCTCTATGTACGTTGCAGCAGCAGAGGCAAAGATACCGCCAGCAGCAAGGCCGTCCGTCTGCCGGTTTAAGGTCAGCGTACCAAGCGAGCCTGTTTTCCCTAAAGTCAAAGGTCCCGTTGCGCTGATCGCTCCTGTCGTATCGATCCGCATCTTTTCCGTGCTGTTGCCGGTCGCGAACAGCATGGGACCGCTGCCGCTCGATATTCCCAAGCCAGCACCGAAGGAAGCCAGATACCCAGCATTCGGTAGCTGGACGCCAGACGCCGCAACGTTATCGCCGAGATGATAAAGCGCGGAGTAACTGGAACCAGCGGCGACCCGGAAAGACGCCGCAGCGTTGACCCCCGGATTGGGATTGGTAAACCGTAACGTCGCGCTGGCATCGACGCTTTGTGCAATATCGACAAAAGCTCCAGGCGTACTCGTCCCGATCCCGAGAAGGCCGCTGCTTGTGATAATCATACCGGGCGCGGTCGTGATGCCGGTCGCCGTGAAGTTGTTGATCAGGAACGTGCCGGGAGCGCTGCCGGTAAAGTCGGGGAACTTGTCGAAGCCGCCCTGAATGGCGAGGAACTCGCTGCGTACGGGCTGGCTTGCGCCGAACGAGGAGGTTGCGGGCGTGCCGGAAGCAACATAGAACGGGTTTGTCATACTCTAACTCCGCGACGTTGCGTATAGTGATAGATGATGCTGTTGATGGTATAGGTTGGAATGAAATCGGTTGAGGAATAAATCGTCAGTTGAATATTCTCCGCCGTGCCCCCGATATCCATGTCGGAAGGCGCAAGCGTAGAGCCGTCCCAAGTGAATTGATCCCAAGTGAATTGATCCCAATTCTGCGCTAACGCGAACGATGAAACAAAGGTCAAATCCAATGGCTGCGCGACGAAAGGCAATTTCCAATTGAGGTTGTAGCCCAGCATCACTTCCGCATAGCCATTGCCTTGCATCTCGATAGAGAGCGCCCGGAAGCGTTTCAGCACGCGCGGGCTGCGCAAGTTGTCCCAAGCCAGCGTCAGATACGAATTAATCGGCTGGCCATCGAAGCTCGTGCCGATATCCATCTGATAGACATAGCCCAGATTATCGCTGCTGCCGAAATAGATTTTCTCCGCGCCGGTCGAGACATTGCTCACATCGATGCAGTTGACGGGATTGGGAAACTGAACCGGAATTGCGCCCAGATACTGCTGGTTGACCATCGTCAGATACAAGCCGTAACCGTCCTTGAAGAAGACGCGATACTGACCCTTGGTATGAAACACGCAGGAGGTTGAAATCTTCGTCCGCTGCTGAATGATGAAGGGCAAAAGGTTCTTGGTCAGCGAGGAGCTGGCGAAGTTGCCGAAGTTCAACGTCGTCTGAACTGTGATCACGCCCAGCGAGTCGAAGACAAAAACATCGAACAGATTTTGGATGCTGCCAGGGAGAGCGCCGATGCCTGTGTTGAACGTGACGTAGTTGAAGGTCGTGCGATCTGTGCCGTAGAGGAAGGCTGTGTTCTCCGCTTGGAAGACAGCCAAGGTTGCTGTCGTCTGTGCGCCCGGCACAGTAACCATTCCCGTCACTGTGCCGCCGGTTGCAATCTCCCAAGCCCCGTCCGTCGCTGTCCATTTGAACGGCTGCGCCGGAGCGCTGCCGATAATGGAGCCTTGCAGCGAAAAGATCAGATAGCCCTTATGACAGACGACATGTTTGGGCGCATCGGGGTTGGCTCCGGTCGGGATCGGGGTATACGTGACGCCATCGAACTCATAGCCTTTGTTGACGCCGTCGCAGCCATAGACCTTCTGCTGGCCGCTGGCGCTGCTGAAATTGTACTTGTCATGCTCCCATACGCCCCCCGGCAGGAGCGTGATGGCTGTCTGCGCGCCGGAGAGGGTCAGCACGCCCCCGCTGCTCGACGTTGCTGCTCCGGCTGCAAAGTTGCCCCCTGTTGGATTGGACAGTACGAGCGTTCCAGCAGCACTGCTTGCGCCCGTCGTGCCCGTAGACCAGACAACTCTGAGAATGGTTGCATGGACTGCGCCTTGCGTCAGCGTATCGCCTTGAAGGGGCAAGACGCTGCTCGCTGTAAACGCGATCTGATTGTTGAGCGCGACAGAAGTCCAGCCTGACGTGCTCGCTTGATATAAATTGACCGCCGTGCCGCCCGCATTAGCGCGAAAGGCGAAGACCTTATCCTGGTTCCCGACGACGAGATGAAAAACATCCAGTATGGGACCGGAGCCCGGAACTGGATTGATCAGCGCGCGATAGACATTGGCTGCCGCTGCCGTATACATCGCATTCTGTTTGCCGGTAATGGTCGCGAGCGCCGGAATGGGAATGCCGACATCGTTCGCGCCATCATGGACCATATGCGTTGTATCGAAATTGCCCAGCACTTGCGTCAGCGCGACATACGTCGCGCCCGGCATCTGGCGTACGGCGACGACCTTGCCCGTCGCAACCGAAACATCCTGATTGAGCACGTCGCCTACAGCGGGTTTGAACAGGAAGGCGGTAAACTGGACGATGACATAACCCGCAGCGGAAGGCGCGAACTTGCCGTCGAAGCGTTCATAGCCTTCGATGCGGGCATATCCGCCCGCTTGCGTGCATTCGTAGTTCTGCGCTGTCCGCAAGCTGCCTGGAGGCAGGGACAAGCTCGGCGTGACGAGGTCCAAACCGCCCGGATAGGGGATACCGGAACGGGTCTGACCGCCGCCTAAGCGGGTAATGGCATATTCGGTTTTGGGGAATTTGGCGCGGGCGTTCATCGCTGTCCTATCAGGAGGAAGATGATCGTGCTGAAAAGGGTGCCGCAGAAGCCGCCAGCGATGAAGCCGAACCAGAACACAAGGGCGCGGGCTTCGTTCATGCCAAGGCGGCGGCCATGCGGGCGCGCGGGCCGTATTGCCGTTCGAGTTGGGTCAGCAGCTCGCCGAAGCCGTCGAGGCCGCGCTCCATGACCTCGGGCGCAGCCTCGTAGGAGCCGTAAAAGATCATGCCTTTGTAGACGATGGCCATATGATATTGCGGCGGCAATCCGACCGGAATATCCAGATCGGCGGTCATCGCCGAGGGAGCCTGATAATAGTCTCCGGTGACCGTATACTGACCATTCGAAGGCGGGCCGATGCAGAGCGATTTGTCGGGACCGATGGCGAGGGCGACGGGCCGGGTTTTGACATCGCGATTGGCCCCGTACATATAGGCGTCGCGCCAGAAATCGTAGCGGATATCGGTCATGAAGATTTCCGATCTCGGCCCGACGCTCGTCGTATAGTTGCGGAAGCTGGCTTTGGCCCATTTGCCGCCGAACAATAGAGGATCGAGGCCTATGGTCCCTGGCCCGGTGCCGAGCGGGATCGAGGCTTGCCCCGGATCGGGCACGAAACTGACGCCTTGGCCGAGCAAAGAACTCGACCGCATCCATTCCCAATCGTCATGCAAGGTTTGCAGCTCGTTCCAGGATGTATTGACCCAATTGACGAAGCGCTGCTGTTCGCCCTGCTGATTGAGCATGCTGTTCAGCGTGACATTGGTCGCGCCGCATTCGGTCGCTAAGCGCTGGCCGAGCTGGAGATAGTTCATATCCGCCTCAGTAGTTGCGCCGCCGCATCTCGGTCAGCCATGCCCGGCCCTTCGGGTTCCTGTCTTCGAGCACCTGGAAGGCTTGATAGGCCGAAGTGAAGCGGTTGATCCGGTTCATCGGGGTCTCGTCGCCCGGTTTGCCGAAATCGGTTGTGATCTTGTCCTGCTTGGCCTTGATCAGGACAGCGAGATACTTGCGCTTGACCGTCAGCTCAACGCTGACCGGGATATACGGCAGCTCGAACCAGCGGCCCTTGAAATACACTTCGCAGCCCTTGCCGTTGACCCAGATCGGAATGGCGGTCGCGGCGTTTGCTTCCGTGCTCGGATCGAGCCGGATGACAACAGGTTCTTCGTTGAAGGCGATTTCATCCAGCAACTCGCTGTTGCGGATAAGCGATTCGTCGGCCCGCACGACATTGCGCGGATGGATCAGGACATCGCCGATGATGGGCTCGGCTTGTTCAATGGGAAAATCTTCCGAATGCACCTGTTTGCGGCGCAGCGGGATCGGTCTCGGCATGAAGCGGTCTTTCTCTTGAAGGAAGGCGGACAGCGGTATGCCTGTGCGCACAGACAACACCCGCCGCCCGTCCCCATCCTTTCACATCAAATCAAAGCGCTGATACGGCGCGTTCTGCACGCGCCGGTTAAGCGATTTGCGGACGATCAGGAATGCAAATCACGTCCTGGAAAACCTGGGTAACGCCGGTTGCGGCATTGGCGCTGGTGCCGAAGACCCAGCCGCCCGCCGCCGCCGTCGGCCCGGCTTTGACCATGATATAGCCAATCGGACAGAAGTCGTTCGGCGGGCTGCCGAAGTTGGGGGCGTTGATGAAATTGAGACCCGCATCGAGCGGCGCGATGGTGCCTTGCACGCATTTGACATTGCCCGCTGCATCATAACCGACGAGATAGACGCAGCCATTGTTGGGTAGGAGCGGCAGGAACGGATTGCCGGTCGCGGCATCGGTCGTCGGGGTCGGCGCATTGGCCAGCGCCGCCTTGGAATAGGCCTTGCTGCGGATGCTGTAGAGGGTCGTGCCGGTCGTGACGAGCGTGCTCGTCGTGCCCGCCGCCAGCGCCGCCTTGCTCAAGCACAGAGTAACCGGAGGATAGGATTGAAGGTCCATTTGCCGTTGCCTTTCTTAGCTGGCGAGAGTGTTGGGATTGAACCCGCCGACAGGCGAGACAAAGACCGCGTTGGGAATGACGGTCGCATCGTCCAGCGGCGTCGTGCCGCCGACGAAATTCCCGGTGCCGGTCGGATTGATGACGATATACCCGATCAGCGCTTTGTTCGCGGGGAAGTCCGGGAACGAACTCGACGCCAGCGTCGCGCCTTGGCCGCCCATCGCACTCGTCTTGACGCCAGCCGCGTCGATGAAGAAACAGAACACGTTCCATTTCCCGTTCTGGACCGTGCCGACGAGGGCAGGCATGTCGGTGCTGGCCGGGAGCGTGACGAGGTCGCCGTTGACGCTGAACACGGTCGCGGCTGGACCGGATTTGGCGACGGGGTTCGTCGCCGATTTGATGACGAGGCCCGCGCTGCTCATCGCCTGATTGGACGTGCTTTGATACAACGGGGTCATGATCTTTCGAATGGCTTCCTGCGTTGCGCTGTCGCGTATCGCCTGAAGCAAACGGGCTAAACTTTCCGCCATGGGTTCTACTCCTGTTAGGTCAGGACTTTGGAGCCGGTGTAGCCGACCGCCATCCAGCCCTGGTTTTCGATCATGACGGCCTTGTACCAGATGGTTCCGGCATAGCCGCGCTGTCCCATGGGATCGGATTTGGACTTGTCGCCGGGCGGCAGGAAGGTCGGGTTCAAGGATTCCTTGCCGCGTACCGCGATCTGGCCCCAAGCGTCCTGCGCCGTGACGATGAAGGGATAGACATCGATCAACGCGCCGGTCGTGCTGTACAGCCCGGTTGCGCCGACCGGCCCGCCGCCGTCCTGGATACTCGGCAGATCGGGGCTGGTGATGAAGCGGAAGCGCTCGCATTTGCCGATTTCATTGGGCATCGGCGTGCCGGACGCATAGCGCTCGGAGGGGGTGAAGTTGGGAATGTCGCGGATATCCGGTTCCAGATCGGTATGACAGTATACCGTAAAACCTTCCGCGACCGGATCGGTGCCGTATTTGCCGCTCGCGCCCAGGACCCGATTGACCGGCTTGCCATGGTTGGCTTGCAGGTTCTTAGCGATCTTTCGGATCATGCCGAGCGTCAATGCGCCGCTGACGCTGCCGACGCTGTTGGCTCCCGCGCCCGCATAATAGACATTGGTGCAGGCTTTCAACGCGCCGTAGATGATCATCTCGTTGACGAAGGTGACGCGCTCGCCGATCTGTTCGATCATCGCCTTCGGGATATCGTCTTCATACAGATCATAGGTCTTGTCGGAGAAGCCGTAGAGACAGCCGTACTGTTGAATGACGACAGTGATGTCCTGCGGCACGATGCTGTCCGGCCCCGGCGTGACGCCTTCCTGGATTTGATGGGCCTGGATGACGGCCTGATCGCGGTTGCCGATGCCGTCCTGGAAGAAGCGGTTGATGGTATTCTGATTGAGCGCCGTTGCGCCGTACGGCAGCCAGCGTCTCGCGACATAGGTATCGGAATTGTTCTTGGGCAATTGAATTTGCCGTCCGGTCTTGCCCAGGACTTCGACCGGCACGGCATGCGCCAGAATTTGCCCCTTGAACTTGTTGATTCGACCGGGGGTCAAGGAGAAGGTTTGTAAAGCCATGATAGGGTCCTCGTTGGGTTAGCCTTGCGCGAAGCCTTCATCGAAGTCGTCGTCGGGCGTTCGCGCACGAATGGCCGTGTTGCCTGCTGTCGTTCTAGGCGGAACAGCGTTCGCAATCCGGTCGCGACGTGCGGCCTTCACTCCGTCAACCGCCTTCGCCTTCATGGCGGGTTGAGGTCCCTTCGGCGGCGGCTTCGCCGTCTCGGCTTTGAACAAATCGATGGCCCGCGCAATCGCTCGCGCGGAGTTGGACGTATTGATCTTGGTTTGATAGGCCGCGTCCTTGGACGCCAGCCATTTCCTGAACGGATGCTCGGGATCGGGGGTTTCGTTCGCCTTGGGCGCACCGACGAGGTCGCGCCAATCGGGATAATCCTCCTCCAGATCGATCATCGCCTGTTCTTGCAGACGCTTGATGATCAAGGCTTCGCCGGTCAGGCGCGGCTGCGGCTCGACCGGGGCGGGCTTGGCATCGCCGCGCAAGGTCTTCAGCTGCTGCTGCAACTCGCCGATGGTGCCGAAGGCCTTGGACAACTGGCGATCCTGCTCCGGGACCTTCTGCTCCAAAGCGCGCAAGCGGGCGATCTCGTCCGGAGACAGCGGGCCGGAGGCAGGTTTGGCCGGTTTGGGGCTCGCCGCCGGGCTTGCCGCCGGGCTGGGCGGGGTTTTGGCGGCGGCGGGGGGCTTGACCGCCCCGGACGCCGGTTGGCCGCCAGCGGGCGGCTCCGGGGGCTTTTCCGGGGCTGGCTTGGCCTCAACCGGAGGTATTTGGCCTTGCTGCGGTGCAACCGGCTTGCTACCGGCGGCGAAACCGGATTCAAAATCGGCGTCGCCGTCTTCGTCTTCGTCATCCGTACCTGTCATGACATCCTCATCGGGAAGCCCGGTCTGTTTCCAGATCGAGCAAATACTTCAGGATCGTGATCTCGCCTCTGAGCGAGGCGGTCACGATGGGATCGAACGGCGTGTCATTGCTCTCGCGCCGGGTTTGCAGCATCAGCGCGAACTGCTGCTTGAGCCTGCGCCATAAGACGCTGTCGCGTTCCTGCGGCGTCAGGACGAACTTCTCGGGGGCGATCATTCGCCTTGTTCGAAGGCGCGGCCCGCGCCCGCCTTGCCGGGCAATTGAACCGGCGGCGCTTCTATCGTCAGCTTATGCTTCTTCATGTCATGCTTGCGCTCGGCCTCGGCGTCCGCGATCTCGGTCTTACGATCCTCGGTGCGATGCTCATCCTCCAACGCGCGATCTTCGGTTCGATGATGATGCTCCAGCTGACGCTCGGCGGTGCGATGCTGATGGTCTAATTGCTGCTCTGTTGTTTGCTGTCTCTGGGCCAGGGACAATTCGGCTTGCGTGCGTTGTTGTTCTAATTGCCGGTCGGCTTGCGCGTTGGCCAAGGCATGCTGACGTTCTTCGACGCGGTGTCCGGCATCGACGGCATGATCGAGCTGGTTCATCTTCATGGCCGCGTTCAACTTCATCGTCTCCTTGACCAGCTCGGCCTGCACCTGACTGAGCGCGATGTTGCGCTTGTTGGCGTGCTCCAGCATGGCGATCTGCTTCTTGGTCTCCAGCTCGCGCATGCGGACCTGGGCGTCCGCCGCCGCCTGCTGACGCTCGGTCTCCGCCCGCATGGCATCGGTCTTGGCTTGCATGCTGTCGAGATTGTTGGCGGCTTGCGCGATCTGCAATTCGTTCTGTGCGCTGCGCTGTTCGCTGGATTGGCTGGCGGCGAGCTTCTCCCTCGCGACCTGGGCATTGATCGTCGCGACTTCGATCTGGGGCGCTTTGGGCTGGGGCTGGCTCGCCATGTTCTCCAGCTCCTTCTCGCTGTAGGCGAGGTCCTGCGGATGAATGCGCTTGCTGCGCAGCATCATCTTGGCCCAGCGTTTCGGATCGAGGCCGTAATTGGGGTTGAGAACCATGTTGCCCATCTGGGCAATGGTCTGATCCTGGATGGCGCGTTCGACCAGGGCCGAGGAGCCATGCGCTTCGATCTGATATTCGCCCTTCTCGTCATCCGGGACATCGGGATCGAGCAACAGCCATTCGTAATACTGCCGGATGAGAGGCTCTGTAACATAATCGTCGAAGCAATAGCCGATGCTGCGCAGCAGCTGATTGGCGTTGGTGTCCTGCAACTGGCTCGCGCCATAGGTTTCCGGGGTCGTGACGCCGGTCTGGCCCTGGGTGATCAGGGGAATGCTGGTGCTCTCCTCGGCCAGCTTCAAGCTGTACTCGACGATCTTCATCAGAGGATCGGTCGTGTTGGGCAATTGAAAGACGGCGAAGGCGTCCTTGACGCCGTTGGGGGCGGAGGCGCTGCCGCGTTTCATGTACCAGAGCTTGTTCGGGGATACCGTCCAATCGCCGTCCGCCGGTTCGACCGCGCTGACATCCATGACGGTCTGCGGCCCGGCGGCGATGCCCGCGTTGTCCATCATGGCGCGGGTCGCGCCGTTGATCATGCGCTGAGGCGCGACGAGCTGCTCGGGAATGCCGACCCCCGCCCAGGAGCCGGTGCGTCTCTGCCAAGGCATCGCATGATAGGGATACGCGCCGCTATCCAAAGGATTGATCGTCGCCCGGACGGGCTGGTCGTCGATCAGAGTGACGATGGCGAAGACGATGTCCTTGCCTTTCGGGACATCGGAGGTCTGATTGCCCATGGTGTACAGAATGTCGATCTCGTCCTTGGTCAGCGCCCCGTAATAATACCAGACCTCGTAACGGGTATCGCGCTTCTGCTTTTCCCGGTTGGAGGGATCGGCGTTGTTCATGTCGCTGGCCTGCTTGGGGCCGCGCTCCAGGCAGAAATCGATGCGGTCGGCGATATAGCCGCGCTCCTTCTTCAAGGCGCGGACCTGCTTCTCGGTCATGTAATCGCGTTCGAAGACGTAATCGCCGTCATGAATACATTCGCCGCACGCCGGATCGGGAAAGAAATCCCAGGGCTTGATCCATTTGACGGCGGGCTTGACGCGGTTGACCATGTTGACGCTGACGCCGCTCTTGTCCTTGGACAAGGCGATGGCCCGCTGGGTGCGCGGGAACGGGCCTTTGAGCACGCCGACGCCCAATCTGGCGCTGTCATAGATGACCTTGCGTATCTCGGCGGCATACTGGCTCTCGACCAGCCAATCGTAGATGCGCTTCTCCGCCGCCTTGGCGGCCTTGTGCGCGATCTCGATCTTTTCCTCGGCGAGGTCCTTGACCGTCAGCGGCATGCGGCTTTGCGGTTGCGGAGGCGTCCCTGCGCCGAGGGGGCTCGCAGCGGGAGCGCCTCCGCCAGGAGCCGCCTGGGGCGGGGCTTGAGCGGCCCCTTGCGGAGCAGGAAAGGGAAGAACCTGCCCCGTTTGCGGTTGTTGTTGACCGGGTTGACCGGGTTGTTGCTGCTGCTGCAAGGCTTGCAGCTGACGCTCGTTGGCCGTGCTCGGACGGGTCAGCGGCAGGCCGGTCTCGTCATGCAGCACTTGCGCCCGGTTCTCCTTCGCCTTGATCAGCTCGGGATCGGGCGTCTCCTTGATGGAAAAGGCCTTGTCATCGACCGGCAGCAGTATCTCGGCCAGCTTGGCGGCTCCGGCATCGACGTATCGGGAGGTCAGGCGCACGAAGATGGTGCTGCGGCTGCTCTCGATCTTCTGTTCGCGTCCGGCGCTGACCGGACCTTCCATGGACATCGGCTTGGTCCATTTGCTGGAGGCCCATTCAAGGCGGTTGGCGTCGTCGATGCCGAGATACGCCTCCTCGCACGCGATCCAAGTGCCTTCGATGTTGGACGCGGAGCGGGCCTGCTTGGCTTCCTCGCGCTTGCCGGTCAGCACAATCGCCAGCGCGGCCAGCATCTCCTTGGTTACGACATGGGGCTCGATCAGCTCGCGGACTTCGTCCGGCAGCGCGTCGAGGTCCTGGCGTGTCGCCTTCGTCTTAGCCATGCGTCAGCGTCTCTTTGACGACGGCCAGCTTCTTTTCTTCGAGCAGTTCACATACTCTGCCGTAGACGAGAGGGCCTTGCACGGAGCCGACCGCTTCCTTGAGCTTGACGATCTGCTCGAAACTCAGATCAGGCATATCCTCGTTGAGCTTGAGCGCGAGCTGGAAGCGGTTGAACTTCTCGACCGCTGCGATGTCCTGCTCCTTGGGGATCAGCAGCGCTTCCTGGCAGGCGTCCCGAAGCAGGAAGGGTTTGCCGTCTCTCAGCGCGGGCTTGTTGTGCAAATCCCGGATCGGCTGGGTCATATCGACGAGCATGATCAGCCTCCCGACCGGAGCGCTTGCGGGGCGAGCGCGAAGACCGACATGGTCAACTTGACGCCGACGCCGCCGACGACGCGGGGCTTGAACAGCAAGGTATGCTGAAGCAAAGCCGTGATGCTCTCCCCGTTGATGTTGATCTGGGCGTTGTCGGCATATCTGAGGCTGACCCAATTGACGCCGTCGTTGGAGCCTTCGACTTCGACGAGGCCGCCGCCGAACGTGCCGAAGACCATGATCGATTTGACCGAATGATTGGGCAGCCGCGCCGGGAAGCAGGCGATGCCTTCGGGCACGTCCGTCCAAGTGACGATCAGCGCGGAGCCGTCGCCCTTCTCGGACACGTCCGTCATGGATGGATTGATCTCGGCCATGCCGTCTCCTCAATGCTTGGTGATGGAATTGACGTTGACGAATTGCTGGCTGATCTCGACCAGCTTATCTATCGCTTCGCCCATCTCGGGACTGTTGGTCGTCTCGCAGACCGCGAGTTCGACGAGATTGGCATCGGTCGCCGCCAGCTTGATCTTGCCCGCTTGCGTCACTTCTGCCGTATACCAGCCTCCGCCAACGAGAAAGTTCAGCGCCTTGTGCTCGACGCCGAGCGAACGCTCGACATGCTGGACAGCGGCCTTGCCGTTGGGAAACTTGCGCAGAAAGGGAATGCTCATGCTATCGCGTCCAGCTTATCCAAGAAGGCGTTGAGCAGTTCGAACAGATCGTAGCGCGCGCCGTCTTTAGTGACCAAGACAAGATAGCCCATCTTATCCTTGTCCAAGGGCGCGACGCCCAAGCGCCTTGCTAGTCCGGGCAGCTGAACCAGATGATTGCTATCCTCGCTGAAGCGGATCAACTCAGGCATCGTCATTATAATCCGTATACGAATGACGCGGCGCGCGCTGTCCGGCCTCGTAATAGCGTTCGCATTCCTCGCGCACGATGCGGAACAGCGCCTCAGAGGCAGGCTTGCCGTTCCGCATCAGCACGGCGTAACGCTCCTGTACGCGCTCGTTGCGCAGGAGCGCATGCTCGACGGTCTCGTACGTGCTCACGCTTCCGCGTCGGCCAGCTTGTCGCGCAACAAATAACCTTCGAACGACCAGACCTTTCGCACGGCTTGTTCCCGCGCCAGTTTGCGTCCGAGTTCGGCGTTGAAATTGGTTGGGCTGGCTGGCGCACTCTCGCCCGTAACAAAGAAGCCGTTGCGCAGCTTGAGAATACAGATCGTCAGGATGCTCTCATGTACGAAATAGGTTTCTTCCGCGATCTTGCCTTCGATGCTTTTCAACGTCACGCGAGGGGCGACGGCGACCTTCTCCGCTTCGGCGTCGCTGAGGTCCAGAACATCCATCTTGCACGTCCTTCCGTATACCCGGTTTCCGCCGGGCGCGGTCTATGACAGCATGCCCATGCCGGGAATGCGGCTTTGATAGGCAGGCACGCGCGGAGCCTTGAACTTCTCGCGCTCGACGACATCGGGGAATAGATCGGTCAAACCCCAGACCAAGGCATCGACCCTATCGGGACTGTAGTTGTCGCTGCGGTCAGCCGCGCGTTGCGGCGTGAACATGATCATCTGATCTTCGAGGGTCGGCAGCGTGCCGACATGATGGACGAGGCCTTGCTCGTACAAAGCGCTGATCGGTTCGGCCCGGACATACTTGCCGCGCGTCGCCTGCACCAGTTTGACCGGCACGTTCTCGTTGACCGATTGAATGACCATGCGGACCATCTCGCCGCCTTGATTGGCTTCCGCGACGATGCAGTCGGCGCTGTAGCGCTTGTACGCGCCGACCGCCTTGCGCGCCCAGGTATCGGGACTGCCGCGTACGCTCCAATCGTCGAGCACATAGGCTTCCTTGCTCTTGGCCTGACCCGACACGATGACGCCTGCCTCGTTGGCATCCTCGTTGTCGTCGCTGGAGGTCGAAGGATCGACACTGACGACGATGCGGACAAACTCGGGGAGGGGGCCATGCCGGGTGATGTCGTGCCTGCTCTCGTCGAGGCCCCGGCGGGTCCAGAGGGCTCCAGGAACGTCGCCGAGTATCTCGGCCTCCAGCTCCTGCCTGCCCAGCCTTGTGCCCGCGTAGCGGTCGATCACGGCCTGTTTGAAGCTCGGGGCGATGTTGGCGAGGTTGTCGATGGTCCGGCCTCGCGTAACCTTGACCCCTGGGGTATTCATCAGCCGCTTGATCAGCGGGATCGGGCGGGGCGTCGTCGTCGCGATCCAATGCGGATGCTGGCCTAAACGCAAACCCAGCATGGCCTGATCGAAGACGGCTTCGGCATAACGGTATTTGGCCAGCTCGTCGAACCAGATCAGATCGTGCTGCGGCCCTCTCAACTGATCGGGCTCCCGCGCATCGTACAAGGTCGCCTGCACGCCATTGGGCCAAGTCAACCGGCGCTTGGAGGGTTCGTAGATCGGACGCATCCAAAGCGGGGAGCATTCCAGGATGCCGCTCTCGCCCTCGACCAGCACGTCTCTGCCATCGGCGGAGGTCTCGGCAACCAGCCCGATGCGCTTGACCGTGCCCGCCTCGACGACCTTGCGGACGTACTCCGCGCCGGTTCTGGTCTTGCCCCAGGCTCTCCCTGCCAGCATCAGCCAGCCGAACCATTCGCCCTCCGGCGGCAGCTGTTCCTTCCGCGCCCAGAACTCCCAGCGGTACTGTAAAGCCAGCGCTTCTTCCGCGCTTAAACTCGCTCTAAGACTTTTCAGTTGGGCCTGGGAGAAGTCTTGAAAATTTCGCATCCAACATCCTGTTAGCGTCTATTATCAGCGTTTGTATAACATCCTGTCTTTGCTCATTATCCTTCCCGTACAACCCGATATGACGCATCGCCTTCTCCAAGGCGTCGTTCTTGTTATGCAGCTTGATCCGCTTCGTTGTTATTCTCTGTCCGTTTTGGGTCGTGCGATACTCTGTATCGATCTGCGCAATGGCGGCCCGCATCTCCGGCTCCATGTCATGAATGGATTTGAGCGTGCCGTCGTCGTTGAACATCCGGATTGGATCGCAATAGGCAATTCTCGCGACCTCTCTCAAGGTCCTATTCACCGTCAAGCCGGTCAGCGCGGCCTGCTCCTCGTCATGGGCTCTGATCGTCTCCTGCACATCCGGGCGTCTGAGCATCCGCATGCCCTGTAAAGCCGAGCACTTGACCCCATACCCAGCCGTGATCGCAGCCTGCTTCGCGTTCCTGCCGTTCCTGAGATATTCAAGAATGAACGCCCTCAGCCGCTTCTCGTATTCGAGAAAGCCCCTGGGGTACTGATGCAACTCCCGCCTGAGCCGTTGCGGTCTCGGCATTGTCTCTATGACATCCCGCTTTGATTGATGATGCCGGTCTGCTTGCGCTTGGTATTGGCGGTCTTGTTGTTGGCCCGCTTGTTGGCGGTCGCTATGGCGACGCCTTCCGGCACGCCCTTCTTCAGCATCGCATTGGCCTGCTTGGCAGCTTGACGGGCGGCGGCAGGACGTTTGACCAGTTTCTTGTTGTGCTTCGTCGCGAAGCTCTGCGCATCCCAAGGCATGGTGTTTACTGCGCTCCTGTCGCCGGGACCGGCACGGCCTTCGACGGCGAGGCGGCGGAGCCTCCGGCAAAGCCTTGCTCGAAATTCTCGTCGTCGCTGCCCTCGTCGCCGCCCGCTTCGGACTGCTTGACGAGGTCGAGCACGCCTTTCAACAGGGCTCCGACACTATCGAAGCTCTCGCCCTGGCTTTGCGGGCCTGCGCCTTCCTCTGCGGGTTCTCCGCCTTCCTCTGCGGGGGCTTCTCCGGGTTCGGGCTCATCGCCCGCGATCAGCTGATAGCTGCCGTCCGGGTTCTTGAGGATCGTCGCAATGACCTGCGGGGCTCCGCCTTGGTCATCGGGGGCGGCCTCTGCCGCTTCGGGCGTATCTTCTTCGGGCGGGGCCTCGTCTCCGGCGTCCGCTTCGTCGTCCATCGTGTCGTCTTCCTCGTCTTCCGGCGGCACGGGCGGGGTTCTGGCCATGATCGGACACTCCTTCGTTGGACATTTTTGGGATATTTCGGATAGCTGCCGCACGCGCGGGGCATACGGTCGCGCCTGACACAGTTTGCCCGTCAACGCCTACAGCGCGAGGCGGACGTTCTCCTTGGGCAGCTTGACGGGCAGCGGCACGCCCGCAAACTCCAGCAATACCGATAAGCGATTGGCGGTGACATCCTGCACCTGAGCGAGGCGGTCCTTATACGGACCAAGCAGGATTTGAATAAGCTGGCCCGGCTCTATCGCCTTGGGGGCCTGATCAACCGGGGTCTGCGCCAGCTCCGTCAAACGGGCTTGCAGATCGCGCATGTCCTGATTACGGATATGCGGCGCTTTGACCGTGCTCTCGTACCAGCCGACGAAACCCTTGACCCCGCGCGTGCCCAACACGCTGCGGCGTTTCTGCCATTCCATCCGGATAAAGAGATACAACCGGAAGACCGGGACATTCTGTGCGATGCGGCGGCCCGTACTGTCCCGCTTATAGGCCTTGATCAACGGCAAATAGACCCGGAAACCCTGACGTTCCAAGCCCTTCGCGGCATAGGCTTCGCGTTTGGGCTCCGTGCGCAGGACATACCATTCCATTCCGCCGCCCGTCAGAACATGAAGAACGAGCCTCTTAACGCAGACTGGCTTAAGATGTAAAGCGGCTTGCCGCTTAAAGTGAAAAGTCTTTCCCGGTCAAGCGTTTGTAAAGGGTTTGCGCGATCATCCTGGCATGTTCATCGGGCGCGGCATGGATGCTTTGCTCCAGATGCTGCACCATGGCGCGGGTTTCGGCCTCGCTTCTGGCCTTGTCATATTCCTTTTTCTCTTTTTCATACAAGGCTTTAAGCGCGTCCAAGCTGAGCTTGCGGGTCTCCTCCGTAAACGGATGAAAACTCTGCGTGCCGAGATACGGCTCCCTGGTGCGGTCGCCGATATGATCGATCTGGAGACTGACCCTGCCATTGACGGTATTGACCTGGATGCGGGCCGGAGGGTCGCGGTTATCCTCTAGTACGATAAGCTCTGTCATCGGACAGCCTCCCTATACTCCAACAATTCAATCTCTCGCGCTACATCCAAGAGCTTAGCCTCGTAATCGACCGCCAGACGGCAATCGCCAATCAGTTGCGCCGCAATCAGGCGAACCTTGTCGGCTAAGGGCGTTGGTTTGGAGTAATCATGGTCCTCGGGCGCACTCAATATCCTATCTCCCTGCACTCGGGTTGAGCCAAGATCGTACTTTGCGGGAATCGCTCCCCGATTGCTGTAAAGGGAGATTGAATTTTCCCTGCCATGCCGCCCAGGCGCGCATGACCGCACCCGTGCCAGGGAAAAGGTCGATCAATTCGTCTTCAGGCCGAGCGGCGGCGAGTTCGAAGGCCCAATGGCATACCTTCTCAGGCTTAACCCCTGTGAGCCCGCGCTTCATCGTAATCGGCTCCATGATCCAGTCGCGCATCACGAGGCGCTTGCTGACGACCGGCTTGCGGAGCGCTTTGATGTAAACCGGCTCCCAGGCATAAGCGACGGACACGTTGCGCTTGAAGGCGGCGAACTGCTTGACCCAGATGCCTTTACGCGCCCCGGCCTTGCTCATCAGCGGGGCCAGGATTTCCTCGCTATGATTTGCCGCAGACGCATGCAGAACCCAGCCGTCGAAATTCGCCTCAAGCCGCTTGACCAGAGCAATATGATCGACCTCGCGCTTCTCGACGTAGAGATGAGCACAACCGATATAAGGCGGGTCGGCGTAACCTAAACGCACTCAACCTCGCTTCCGGGGCAGGATCAAGGCCAAGAACAAGCCAATCGAAAAGCCGCAGATCGAATCGATCATCAGCGTCGTGTTATTCAGCAGCATCCAGCTTCTCCAATTCCTCCTTGGTCAATATCCGGCGCAAGGCGACGAGCTTATTCAACGCCTTCATCTCCTTCAACCGTTGATAATACCATCGCGCCAGCTTCAGATTGAGCTGTTCCGGGGTATCGGCCTTGCGCAGCAGCTCCAGCACGCGGGCCGCCGCATAGATCGGACCCCAACCCAGCGCGACGATATGGTCCCAAGGCGGCATCGGAGGGTTTGTCGTCATTCGAACGCTTCCGGCAGCGGGGCGCAAGCCTCGCTCATCAGCGTCTTGCGATACTGCTTCCAGCCGACGTAATTTCCATGCTCGTGCGGGGCTGCCCATCTCGCCGTCATCTCGAAATAGCGGTCGGGCGTCGCCTGATGCTCCGCCGGGCTGGCATGGATAGGCTGGCTGCCGACCAGCCTCTCGTACAGCTTGAGGTCTTCCGCGACCGTGCTGCGCTGGCCGGTCTCATAGCTTTCATACGAGACCCTGGCACAGCGCGCGACGCTGACCTTGAGCAGAACATCCTTATACGATGGGACCATGTCCGTCATGCCTGCGAAGGCTTGGGCGACGAACCTCTCGTCCTCCAGCTCGATGAACGGCAGATGCCATTGCCCTAGTTTCAGCTCCTTCGGCTGGCTCGCCTTGCGGGCTTCCCATATGGCAAGCGCCAAGGCGCGCATCTCCGGCTGGGCGTCCCGATGCAATCTCAGGCCGAAGAAATTGTCCCATTCCGTCGCGCTGGCGATGACGTTGATATGGCTGAACGGCTCCAGCAAACGGTTGACGATCTGCTTATGCAAGCCCTGCCGCTCGAACGCCTCCGCCATCTCGACGGCATGAATCGCCGCCTCCTTCCAAAGCACCTTGCAGAACGCCGGGTCCTCGTGCTCCTCGACGGCCTGCATGCCTTTCTGGTTCTTGCCCCAAAACACCGGCTCGGCCCGCAGCGCGTCCTGCTCGACCTCTGCGATCAGCTTATGGACCGGGATCGCCCGGCTGCTGCTGGCGTTGCGGGACAGCATCCGATGGGTCATGAACTCGCCATGGATGAATTTGGGATAGCGCAGCTTGCACGTCGTCAGCCGCTTGCCCTGCGCATTGACGCTGTCGCAGATCACGGTTGCCTCGATCATAAACGGTCGAACGCCCTCCATAGCATAGCGACGATCAGAGCAATGCCCAGCAAGGTCACGACGGCGAGGCCGATGTCTTCCAGCATGGTTGTCCTCAACTCCCGTAGAGGGCGGCAATGATGGGGTTGCCCGTTTTCAGCGCGTCGTGCTTCGGAAATTCCTCGCGCATGCACTTGTCACAAACCAATCCGAGATGCTGAAAACGCTCGCCAACCATGAGTTCGGTTGCCGAACCGCTGATGATCTTGAAACAGAATTCACAGACTGGAACGTAAGCCATTTACGCCTCCTCTAAATTGCAATATTTGGCCGCAGCTATCAGCTCTTGGATTAGCTCATTTACTTCAGCGCGGGATTGCAGCACGCTCCTGCGGTCGTCCATGATGACATAAACCCCCCAAGGCCAAACAACGCCCTTTTGGTTTTCCGCCGTAAGTTTGACAGCTTCCGTTTTGGACACTGCCGAAACATCGATGTAGTCTCCCAGCATTATCTAATCCCTCCAAAAGAAATGGCCAATTATGATACCCAGACCGAATACCCCGATGACCAAGAGGGTAAAAATGAGCATGTTATAACACTCGTTCATCTCCATATTGTCGCTAAGACAGGCATAGCTTCCTCGATCTTGATCCGCAGCGCCTTCATCTTGGCAGCCCGCTTATGATCTGATGACCAGTGCCATTCCTCATTCAGCAGCAAGGCGTAGACAATCTCACGCCATTCGTCCTCGTCGAGGTCCATCTACGCCTCGAAATACTTGCGCCGGACCTCGTCCGCATGCGCCCTGCCGCGCACGACGCCCGCGTCCTTGACCCCGACCATGTCCGGCGGCGGTAGAGGAATATCCTGCTTGAGCGGACGCCAAAGATGCAGACAGTTCGGATGGTTGTTGACGTAACTGCTTTCGGGCGGATGCAATTGCATGACGGCCTCCTCGGGCAGCCAGAACAAATCTTTGACGAAACACATTTCCCGCCAATTGGGCATGCGCCTCTCCAACGAGACACTGACATGCTCCCAACCCTTGCCGACGCCGGATATCATACGCAAGACCATGCCTTGATAGATCGCCATGAAGCAGCCGTTGTTCGTGCCGGTCGCGGCCCGCCCGACGATGTCGATCTCCAATTCCCGATGGCGCAGCCGTTCCAAGGCTTCATTGGGGGCGGGCCTCATGCACTCTCCTTGCCCCCTTGAATGAGCTTGAGCTGTTTATTGCTCAAAACCGGCTGGCCGGTCGCGGTCCAAACCGGATTGCGCGATACGCCCAGCACGGAGAGCACGCAATCGGCGGTGATGTTCCAAGGCCGCTTGGTGTCTCCGTTCAGCCAGTTGCGGATGGTCTGAGGCCGCACGAAGGCTTTCTCCGCGACCGCGTTGATATCGGCTTTGGTCTGCTGAAAGGCGGTCCGGATCAGATCGATGACCGGGTCCTTGTCGATACGTCTATAATCCTTCAATGCTGTTCTCCGTTTGCATATTTCCATTGGGCCAAAGCAGACCATACCGAATTCTATTGGGCCAAAGCAGACCATCCCGGCATGACCATTCCAGCACGCACAAATCCCCGCCATCGGTAATCATGAGGCGGGTAACGCTGCCATGCTGGCTCATCTCCCGCGCCCGCGCCAACGCTACCCCCAAGAGGACGTGCCGCCGCTCGGCGCGATACTTATCGGACCTGTCCCAAACATAGAGGCTGTACTCGGCTTCTTGCTTCGTCATTGTTTTCTCCGTTTGTCATGAATTGGATTGCGGCATTTTGTACCCTTCTGAAACGACCAGCCGCAAACCGGACATTCCATCCAGCAATCGCATGCGCCATGCCTTGCCCCGCAAACCGTGCAGGACAACATCGAGGTATCGCCGCGCAGGAAATTGGCCAAGGCATCCATTCCCTCCTGCTGGGACGGTGCGGGCTTTTGGCTTTTGCGGGGCGGTCGTCCTGTCATGCGTATAAAGCCTTCGCGGCCCAGCTGATCGATTGCTCCAAGGCGGTTACCGCCAAGGCGATATAGCGTGCTCTACGCGCATCGCTCGGCGGCAAACTCCGGATCAGGTTTTCCAGCTCGGTTGCTCTTAAAACCAAACTCGTCTGAACCGACTGTTCTTGAGGCAGCAACTCCCGTGTATTCAAGCTGAAGCGAATCAAAGGATTGGAAAGGTCGGTGCTGAACCGGGCATCGAAGGTATCGGGCATGGCGGCGTTCCTTTCACATTTTGCCTAACTGAATCAAACATACTAGGGCAGGTTTTGACAGCGCTTTCCGGCTTCGCTAGGCTCGCTGGTTCGTGCATTGTCTGGCGCTAAGCGGACGGGGCAATGCGCACGGAGCCGGTCCTACCGAAGGCTAACGCAGCATAGGACCTAGAGCAGGAGCGGAAGCTGGTTATGCTCGATTGCTGCGACCCAGGTTTGATCTGGGGAAAGAAACCGGCAAACGAGGGCATCAGACGAACCTCGTGCATCTGAGAACGCGACGCATCAAAGTCTGTTTTCGCGTTGCGTAGCTCCTCCTCCTGGTCTCCTTCGTCTAGGACACCGGGCTGGAGGAGCTATGCATCATCCTCCGCTCTGCATGGGTTTATGGCTTGGGTTAGGGTTAGAACTAGCCTAGAGCTGAATTGAAGTTCAGCTTTAGTCATTTGAACTTCAAAAGCCGGAATTGCGTCCTAAGCCCTGGGAGTATGTTCAGCTTAGGGCTTAGGAAACCATACAGGATATGGAAAAGACGGAATTTGAAAAATTGACCTCACGGCTCGCGGAGCTGAGCCCGGAGCAGGTCACCAGTCTTTTGCAGCGCATCCGTCTGCTGCATAAACGTTCAATAGACAACAACGCGGAAACCCTGCCGGGCGAGGATTGGCTGCTGCAAGGCATCGTCATCAAGCTCAAGCGGGCGGGGCTGCTCTCCGAGGCAGGCATGCCCGTGCTGCTGCGCTCGAAAGGCTATGCCGCCTATCGCAAGCGTTCCGTGCAGCTGCGCCAGGACCTCGACGGCCTGCTGGCCAAGCACAGCAACCGCTCCGCTGCCCGCTTGCTGCTCGCCGGTCTGGTCGCTTCGGCCCTGCTCGGCTGGCTCGCCGCCCGCCGCATCCCGGCGACGCCCAACCTGCTCCTGCTCAACGCGGATAAAGCCTTCACCGCCTTGAGCGAACAATGGCCCGGCTACATCGAAGCCAATCTGTTCCATATCGTCGTCTCCGGCCTGCTCCAGAAAGAACCTCAAGCATGACCCAGGACATGATCGTGCAATTCGCCGATACCGATAAAGGACCTTCCGCCTATGCGCGGCTGGCTCCCGATCAGCTGCTGCTCGGCGGCATCGACTACACCCTGGCCAGCGACGGCCCCTTCGCGGGCGTGCCTGCCCTGAGCTTGCGCCTCGCGGGCTGCAACCGGGGCAGCAAATTCATGAACGGCTGCGACTTCTGTGCAACCGATTTCCGCTTCGCGCGCGGCAAGCCCTTGACCTTCCGCCAGATCGAAGAACAAATGATTGAAACCTCCGGCATCTTCTCCAGCAAACGTTTATTGGTCGTCCTCTCCGGCGGCGAGCCCATGCTGCAACCCCATCTCGTACACTTCCTGCACTATCTGATCGCGCACAACTGGAGCGACATCGTCATCGAAAGCAACGGCGACGCCTTGGCCAAGAACTTCTCCGCCTTGGCCAAGGACCATATCACCCTGATCGTCTCGCCCCGCGCCTTCGTCTCGTACAAACTCCCGGACGAGGCCATCCTGTACGCGGCGGATTATCTCAAATTCATGATCTCGTCCGAGGCCGGTCCCTACTATGACGTGCCCTTGAGCTACGTTGCCGCTTGGTCGCACTTGAACCGCGACAGCAGCACCATCTTCGTCGCCCCCATCAACGTCTACGCCCGTCCTCTGTTGGACGAGGAAACCCCCTGGCTGTTCGATCAGACCGTGCTCGACATGGGCAAGACCCGCATCAATTACCGCCGCGCCGCTATCCTGGCCAAGGAGCGCGGCTATCGCGTCGCCTTGCAAACCCCTCTCTTTCTTGGCCTTTCCTGAACGCAGTATGTATCCGATACGGAGGCTTGGGCCAGACCGCCCCCCGGCAACCCCGGCCTAAGCCTCCGAGAAGGGCGCTTGCCTCGCCTGACCCCAAGCCAAGCGTCCTTCGCCCCTTAGCCTCAAAGGAGCCTATCCTTGGACAGGTTGTCCGTGCCGTTACAGGAATCCCTGCTCGCCCTGATCGCGACCAATTCCAAGGAAGGCAAGATCGCCGCCGGGCTCCTGAGCGCCGAACGCTTCGACGCCGCGTACAGCGAATTCGCTTCCCGTCTCATCGCCTATCATAAGAAATACGACAAGGCTCCCGGCGTCGCCCATCTCGACGATCTCGCCGACGACATTCTGTCCAACGATAAGCACAAACAGCATAAACAGACCATCCGCACCATCGAAGGCATCCTGAACAACGCCGCGAGCTTGAACCCGGCCTTCCTGCTGTCCAAGGTCAACGAGTTCGACGACACCCAGAGATTGAAGACCGCGCTGTTGGAGGCAAGCGAACGCTATCAGAACGCCGACGCCTCCCGCGTCAGCGACATCCGCGCCATTCTCCAGCAGAGCTTGAAGCCGTCGCTCGACAATACGGGGCAGGGCGTGTTCCTGTCGGAGCATCGCAAGACGTTATCGTTCCTCGACAAGCAAGGCGTCGCGTATCTGACCGGGATACCGGAATTCGACCGCAACAATTTCGGGCCGCGCGCCGGGCGCATCTGGCTCATGATCGGACCCAAGGGCTGCGGCAAGAGCTGGTTCTGCATCGACGCGGGCAAACGCTGCCTGATGCAGCATGCCAAGGTCGTCCATTACACGCTCGAAAACTCCTGGGAGGAAACGGCGGGACGGTATTATCAGAGCTTCTTCGCCATCGCGCAAAAGGACGAGCGCATCACGACGACCAAGATGGAGCTGGACGCGCTCGGACGCATCGTCAAGGCCCAGCCGGAAAGCCATGCTCCGGTCTTGAGCCTGAGCGACGCCGCCATCCGTTACAAACTCAGCAAGAAGATACGCGAACAAAGCCCCCGCTTCGGCAATCTGTTCATTCAGGAATTCCCCGCCGGGTCGCTGACCCTCGATCAATTGGACGCGCATCTCGAATGGCTCGAACTGGTGCATAACTTTGTTCCCAACGTCCTGATCCTGGATTATCCGGACTTGATGAAGCTACCGGGCGAAGACAAGCGCATCGCGCTCGGCAACACCTTCGTCGCCTTGCGCGGGCTGTTGCAGCGCCGCCAGCTCTGCGGGATATTCCCGACCCAGGGCAACCGCTCCTCCTTGAACGCCAAGACCGTGCAGACGAGCATGATCTCGGAGGACGTATCGAAGATATTCACGAGCGACATGGTCATGCTGTACTCGCAAACCCCCGCCGAGCAGGCGCTCGGCTGGGCGCGGCTGACCGTCGCCAACAACCGGGGCGGCAAGGACAAGTTCACCGTCGTCGTGTCGCAAAGCTACCCGACCGGGCAATTCGTGCTCAGCAGCGCCCGCATGGGCACCAATTACTTCGACCTCGTGCCGGACCCCGGAGCATGAACATCCATCCCGATTCGATCCGCGAGTTCCTGAGCCGGACCAGGGACGCCCATGACGGGCTGAAACGCCTGCCGGAAGCCCGCCTGCGGCAGGAACTGGCCGACCTGGGCTTTGCCCCCGCCCTGCGGGCAAGGCCGCTCCTGACCCATCAGACGGTCTGCGCGCTGCTCGGGATCGCCTATCCCGCCTTTGCCTTCTGGCTCGACATGGGGCTGGGCAAAAGCAGGCTGGCCCTGGAGCTGATCCGCTACCATGTCCAGAAGGGCGAAATGAAGGGGGCGCTGATCCTGGTCAAGTCCGACGCGGCGGTCATCACCTGGGAAGACCAGATCGCGGAATGGGGCTTCGATCTGCCCTACCGGCTGCTGCTCAAGGGGACCTCGTCGAAGGACAAATGGACGGCCCTGGAAGGGTTCGAGGAAGGCGTCATCATCGGCTCCTATGGCGGGGTCACGCGCATGCTGACCAAGCCCGGCCTGTCTCCCAAGGGCAAAGGCAAGCTGGTCTTCGACGAGCCCGCGCTCAAGCGCATGCGGGGCCTCGTCCAATGCCTCGTACCCGACGAAGCGACGATGCTGGCCAACGCCGATTCGCTGATCTCGCGCCTGTTCCATCAATTGCGCAAATCGGCTCCCTTCTGCTGGCAGCTCGCCGGTATCCCGTTCGGGCGCGATCCCGCCATGATGCACCGGCAGCTGTACTTGATCGACCAAGGCGAAACCCTGGGCGATACGCTGGGGCTGTTCCGCGCCGCGTTCTGCAAGGAGACCAAGAACCGTTTCGGCTTTTCCGAATATGTCTTCGACCGGACGAAGGAACAGCTGCTGCATAAGATCGTCAAGCATCGCAGCATCTCATACAGCGAGGCGGAATGCCTCGACCTGCCGAGGGTCGTGCAAGCCCGCGCCCGCGTCCATCTCCCGGACGAGGCGACGGCGTATTATGCCCGCTTCATCGCCGAGATACGCAAGAGCAAAGCCTCGTTCCAAGTACGCAAGAACGCCTTCATCCGGATGCGTCAGATCAGCTCGGGTTATGTCGGCTTCACGGACGATCTGACCGGCGAGCGCTGTGAAATCGAATTCGCCGTCAATCCCAAATTGGAGCGCTTGCTGGAGCTGGTCGAGCAAGTCCCCGAGGACCGCAAGTTCGTCATCTTCTGCGAGTACATCCATTCCGGGCGCTTGATCTGCGACGGCTTGACCAAGCTCGGCATCGGGCATGACTGGCTCTATGGCGGCACGGCGGATTTGCGCCAGCTCAACGAGCGCTTCAATCATGATCCGAAATGCCGGGGCCTCGTCATCGGCCATAAGGTCGGGGCATATTCGCTGAATCTTCAGGCGGCGAACTATGTCTTTATCTTCGAAGCGCCGGTCTCGCCCATCGACGACCGGCAAATGCGCAAGCGGGTCGCGCGCCAGGGCCAGACCCGCGTCGTCTTCGAAACCGATCTGCTCTGCATTGGCACCGTCGATGACCGCATCCTGGCGTTTCATCGCCAAGGCCAATCGCTGTTCGACGCGATCATCAAGGACCCCGGCATTCTATGACGTTCCAAGTCATCTATGACGCGGCGCTGGCGCAGCGGGTGCAGGACCTCGCCGCTGCGGGCTGGTCGGCGGGCAAGATCGCCAAGCTGCTCGGCAAGACCCGCAGCAGCGTCGCTTCGTTCTGCAAGCGCCATCAGATCAAGCTGCATGGCCGTCCGCCCGGACGGGTGAAACCGCCGCCCCCGCCCGAGCCGCTCGCCATCTATGCGCAATGCCTTTGGCCGGAGCCCTGCGAGGGCTTACGCGAGAACAGCAAGAAGCCGTACTGCAAGGAGCATAACCGCCGCGCGTATGTCCCGCCCAAGCTGCATGACATACCCAAAGTCTGACGCTTGACAAGCTAACAGAGTATCTCTTATAACTCTCCTCGTTGAACAACAACGGAGAGAACAAATGCACGCTCATGACGAACCAGCCCTGACCGGACGCCTGACCAGCCTCGACGCGATCAAGGAATTCCTCAGCGCAGGCAAGGCCGTGATCACGCTGGTCAGCCTGCGTACGGCGGTGCGGTATACCTATAAGATCAGCCAGAGCAAGGACAACGCGAATATGTTCTTCGTCGCCTTGCTCTCCGGCCCGGACAACGAAACCGATTACAATTATCTCGGCTTCATCCGGAACGGCGTCTATGCGCACGGCGTCAAATCCAAGATCAGCGCCGACGCCGGGAGCGCCATCGCCTTTTCCTGGTTCCATGGCCGCATCGCCGCTGGCGTGCTGCCGGACAATGTCGAGGTCTGGCACGAAGGGCGCTGCGGGCGCTGCTGCCGCAAGCTCACGGTCCCGTCGAGCATCGAACGCGGCATCGGGCCGGAATGCGCCGGGAAGCTGGGGGCGTAAGCCCCCTTCTTTTCCTGTTGACACGATAACAGAGTATCTCTAAACAGAGTATCTCTACCGCGAGGAGTACCGAGAATGAAGACCATCCTAAAAGACATCCCGGAACTTTTTGGTCTGGACGGCGGGGAGCTGGTCGAGGTCGTAGCTGGTAACGATACCGGAATGCGCGGGGAGGTCAGCGGTTTTGATACCGAGACTGTCTGGATCGAACTTAACCAAGACGACATTCGTGAATATCCCCGTAAGGATGTCCGGCTGGTAACCTTCAAGACAAAACGCCCTTGACATGATAACAGAGTATCTCTAACATCCTCTTGTCATAGAGACAGCAACGGAGAGAACCAATGACCGAGATCAAACGCGAAAAAGTCCTGGCCAAGATCAAGGCCCTGCTCAACAAGACCGTCGCCAACGGCTGCACCGAATTCGAAGCCCTGGCCGCGCTGACCCTGGCGCGGGGGCTGATGGACAGTCACGAGGTCACGACGGAAGACCTGCAAGACATCAAGCGCGAGACCGCCGACATCCTCAATGCCGAATTCGACAGCCTCGGCATCAAAATCCAGCTGGCCCGCGCCATCGCCGATTTCTGCGATTGCAAGGTCTGGAAGACGAGCCGCCTCAAGACCATCAACTATTGCGGACTGCCGGTCGATGTCGAGCTGGCGTCCTATCTGACCGGCAGCCTGTACAATTTCGTCCGGGCCGAACTCAAGCGGCACATGCTGAGCCTCGGGCGCTTGGCCGGGCCGGAAAAGCGCCGGGCGCAGAACGGCTTCATGCTGGGCTGCTGCTCGCGCATCAGCGCCCGGCTCGACCAGCTGACGCGGGAGAGCAAGGCCAAGCAAACCTCCAACAGCACGGCGCTGGTCGTCGCCAAGGGGGCGCTCATCGCCAGCAAGATGCAAGCCATCGGCGTCGAGGTCAGAAACGCCCGCAAGACCTCGCGGCAGGTCAACTACAACAGCTATGCCGCCGGGGAAACGGCGGGCGACCGCGCCAGCCTCGGGCGTCCGCTCGGCGGCGGCAACCCGCTGCTCAAATAATCTTAAGAGATACTCTGTTAGGTGCTTGACTGCCTAACAGAGTATCTCTACATTCCTCTTGCCAACAACGGAGAACGAGATCATGAGACTGGAAAAAGTAGAAGCGGCTTTGGATTGGGCCTACCGGCGGGGATATTGCTACGCCAAGGAGGCTGCGGAACAATATGCAGCTTCGACCATGACCCGCGCGGTCAAGGAAGATTTGGGGGCCTACGACGGATTGAGCTTTATCTCCATCGCCAATCCCGATGCAACCAAGCGGGAGCCTATCTAATGACCAACCTGCCGGAACCCATCCTGTTCCTGAGCGACGCACGCGGGATTTATATCCCGCGTGATTTCGCCCAAGGCATCAAGCGCGAATGCGTCAGCGGCGTCACGGACGAGGATTGGAAAATCCTCGAAGCCGGTCCCGATCATGAAGCGTATTGGGAGACCTGGAACTTGGTATGCGACTACGCCGTCATTACGGACGAGCACGGCATCCGCTATCGTCCGTATCAGAACGGCGATTGCTGGCTCGTCCCGGAGGGCATGGAATACGACGAACGGACGGAAGGCTTCAAATGGCCCGATGACGAGGACGAGGACGAGGAGGTCGTCGAACCCGAGGACCAGGACGAAGGCTCGCTCGGCGACGACACAGAAAAGGACGTTCCCTGATGTATATCCTAGAAACCGGCCCGCAGCATCCCGGACTGAAGATGTTCGTGCAGAAACGCATCTACAGAAGCGCCTTCGATATGACGGAAGACCGCAACCGGGCCGAGGTCTTCCCCAACCGGGCTGCTGCCCGCCGCCGGGCGGCCCAGCTCAGCGACCTCTACGGCCTGCGCATCGTCCCTGCCAATGAAGGCCAGCCAGCGAAGGACAGTCATGAACAAGCGTAATCTGAAAGCCCTCCAGGAGGCCCGGAGCGTAGCGCGCGAGCCCTACGCTTGGCCGGGCGGGTATCCCCGCTTCCTGGTCACCAGTGACGGCGGCTGCCTCTGTCCGGCCTGCGTCAGGCGGGAGTTTCATAAAATCGCTTCTGCTGCCATGGACAACCGCAACGACGGCTGGAAGCCGCAAGGCTCCAGCATCAACTACGAGGACAAGGGTCTGGTCTGCGATCATTGCAATAGGCTGATCCCGTCCGCTTATGGAGGAGCCAATGACCAAGCCTGACATCATCGAGAAATTGATCGAAACCGTCTATGACGGGGCGAAGCTGATCATCGAGGAGGACCCGCAAGGGGAGTATGAGATAACGCCCATGGCATTTCTGCTGGCCGGAACCGAGCTGAAGCTGATCCCGATGCCCTGGGAGAACGAGCGCGAGAAACAGGTTTATCTGAGCTTCCTGCGCACGGTCTGCCAGGACAGTTTCATTACCGGCTATGCCATCGTCTCGGAGGCTTGGACGGTTACCGTCGCCAAGGATGCCTCAAAACTGACGGTCATGCCCAGCGAGCATCCCGACCGGGTCGAGGTCGTCAATATCGTCGCCCAGGCACGCGGCAAGCCTTCTGTGCTGATGACGGCGAGGATCACCCGGCAGGAAGGCGGGCGGCGCATCGTCGGGCCGTACGAGATCGACAGCAGCGAGGTTCGCGGGCGCTTGGCCAACCTGTTCGATCCGCCGGAAAGGCTCCATTGATGACCCTCGATCTGCATCTGACCATCCGCACCATGCGCATGCTGGTGCGGGTCCTCAAAGGCGAGATCAACGCCAGGACGCATGTTCCCGTCCATGACATGCTGCTCTATCTGGAAGGACGGCTGAAGGATCAGGAGAAGATCAATCTGGAAAAGTACAACCGGCGCAAGCGGGTCAAGAAACCTCTCGGAGAATGACATGACAGACAAACCCGTTATGACCCTGCTGATCGACTACACAGCCAGGGAATACCTGCCGCAGCAGTTTACGCAGAAGATCAAACGCGAAGCCGTGACCGGCATTTCCGATGCGGATTGGGAGACCATCCAGAAAGCACCGGAAACCGAAGGCTATTGGGACGCTTGGGGCAACATCTGCCGGAAGGCCAGGATCACCGACGCGAAGGGCGATGTGTTCAAGCTCAGTTGGAACATGGAATGCTGGCTCATTCCGAAAGGCATGGATTGGGACCTCCAGAACGGAGGCTATATCTGGCCCGATTACGAGTACGATCCGGACAAGGAGGAAGAACCGGAACCCGATTACGAATATTTCGAACCGACCCCTCCTATTGACAAGCTAACAGAGTATCCATAAGTAACCCTCTCAACCAACGGAGTATGACAATGTTGAAATACTTGAATGCAGCGGAAGTCCAAGCCGCATTGAGCGGCCTTCCTGCGGATACGCAAATCGTCGCCGTCCGCATCGACAACCCGTCCGTCGCCGGAGCCATCGCGGCACTGGCGCGGGCCGAGTCTCCGGAAGGCGTGCAGACCGTCGGCGGGGTGCGGGAAGCCCTTACCCAAGCCGCTTCCTAAGCAACACGCTGCATAAACCTGGATCGCGCCCCCGCCAAAACGGGGGCGCTTTCTTTTGTAAGCTCCCTTGACACGATAACAGAGTATCTCTAAATCTCTGACTGCAAACAACGGAGATACGGACATGCATGCAAGAGCCAAACAAACCTGGGCCGTAGGCCAGATCGTCAACGTCGGGTTCGTCAAGAACCTGACGGTCATGGAACACATCCCGACGCCGGGCGACTACCGCCCGGATGTCTGGCGGCTGCTTTCCCGGACCGGCACGGAATATGAATTCACGCCGCATTTCGGCCTCAAGAAAATCGCAACGGAGTATTGATCATGCATAAACTTTCCCTGCCTACGGTTCATCTCAACGGCACGAGCGGCGAGGAGCTGCTGGCACAAGTCACGACCGCCGCCCAGGCCATCCGCGACGCTCTGGAGGCGCTCGGCAAGACCGCCCCCCATGGCCGCGATTACTACATCAAGAGCGACGCGGAGTATTATACCGCCCGCAATGAGTTCCTCGGACGGGTGAACCATCTGGAAGCGGTCCTGAACGAGCTGGAGTTTATCGGCGAAAACATCTCAGATCAGATTTCAGTTCAGAACAGAAAATAACCTGTTGACACCATAACAGAGTATCTCTACAACCTCTCTTGTCAGCACGGACTGACAGCAAGTCAAACCAACGGAGAACGACAATGGCACACAACATCGATCAATCGAACGGGCGGGACAACTTCGCATTCAGGGGCGACCGCAACGACATCTGGCACAGGCTGGGTACGCAAATCCTGGATACCGACACGGCGGAGGAAATCCAAGCCAAGGCAGGCTTGCTCTGGGAAGCGGTCAAGGTTCCGCTCTGGGCCAACATCTCGGGCCTCGGCCTGACCGGCACGGACGGCAACCCGCTGCGCGGCATCAAAATCCCGCAGGTCGCCATCGTCCGCTCCGATACCGGCGCGGCCCTGGGCGTCGCGACCGACACCTATCAACCGCATCAGCCGCAGGAAATCTTCGACTGGTTCAAACGCTATCTGAGCGTCGATAAGCGCTTCGTGCTCGACACGGCGGGCAGCTTGAAAGGCGGGCAGATCATCTGGGCGCAGGCCAAGTTCAGCAACGATATGACCATCGCGGGCGACAAGCACGCCGCCCGGCTGCTGATGACAACCAGCTTCGACACGACGGCGGCGACCATCAACAAGGCGACGTTATGCCGGGTTGTCTGCAACAACACGCTGGACGCGGCGGTCGCCGATGGCGGCAAGTCGGTCGTGCGGACCCGGCACAATACCAAGTTCGATCCGGCCAAGGTCGGCGCGGAACTGGCCCGCATCGCGGAAGGCTTCGACACCTACAAGGGCATGGCGGAAGCCATGGCCAAGACGGAGCTGAGCCTCGGCGAGACGGCGAACTTCTTCAAGGCGGTGTTGGATATCCCGTTCGATGTCAAACAGGACGAGGTCTCCGCCCGCAAGCTGAACCAGTTCAGCGCCTTGAACGCGGCTTATCAGCAGACGCTGCGCGAAGGCACGCAGCCGAAGACGGCCTGGACCGCGTTGAACGCCGTGACCCGCTATGTCGATCACTCCAAGACGACACGCGGCGGGGCGTCCTCCGACGAGGCCCGTGTCCTGTCCTCGCAGTTCGGCTCTGGGGCGGCGTTGAAGGCCAAGGCCGTCCAGCTGCTGATCGGACGCAACGGCGAAACCATCGAGCAGGAGATCGACGCGCCAGACGCGCCGCGCTCCAACCTCGACGCCGTACTCGACATGATGGGCGCTTAAGGGGGAGGAGGGAGCGGGACTACGGTCCCGCCCCGCCCCCTTCAGCAATAGAGAACCGCCATGAGCTTGATGCTTCCGCGCCTGATCGACGACCTGCTGGGCAGGGTCAACCGCTCGCAGCTGATCAAACTCCCTGGCAGCGAGTTGATGATCCCGGAGTTCGTCGCGTTGGCCCGCAAAGCGGAAAAGTTCAGCTTCGGGGAAATCCCTCTGGAGCTGGACCCCGACCCGGCACACGCTATTAATGGCCGTCCCATCTGGATTCAGCCGATGATCACCAAGGTCGAACATGAGGCCTGGGACGAGGGGCTGATCCCTCTGCCCGCGCCGGTCTGCTGGTTCGAGTTCATCCTCGGGGGCGAACCCTCGGGCATGCTGGTCCTCAAGACCCATCGCGACATCAAGGTCCAGCGGGTCGATTACGAGCCCAAGAAGGGAACCGGGGTCTTTACCGGAGTTTGGGTCGAGCGCTCGGAAGCGGAGCTGGACAAGGAGCTGCGGCTGAATACCAGCAACGGCGCGTCCTACTTTCAGCGCGGCGACCAAATCTATCGCGCCTCCGGGCCGCAAAAGGCTTTGGACTTTATTGCCTTGGCCAAAAGCAAAGGGACCAAGGTCCTGAACCTCGCGGCGGACCATTACCTGACCATGTACCTGACGCTGATGCTGTACTCCTCGACGACGGAATTCCAGCAACAGGAAGCCCCGGCAAAGCTCAACAAAGCACGGGTCAAATCCGGGCATGAGCCGTTGCCGCCGCATCGTATCGTAACCATCGTGCCGGGGCGCTACCTGGAAAGGAAGGAGGCGCAAGGCGGCACGCATGCCAGCCCGCGCCTGCACTGGAGGCGTTCACACAAGCGCCATTTCGATCATCAGACCGGCAACGCCCGCTGGCTCGGGAACGAGGTCTACAAGGGACAGACCGGATGGTATGTTACCATCGTGCCGCGCTGTCTGGTAGGGCTGGCGGAGCTGGGCGAGGTCAGTCATGAATATCGCATTCAACATCCGAACCAATAGGTATGTGTCAAACCAAGTACCTAGCGTGAACCATGATGAGGGCGTTAAACCATCGTCCGCGAGTGAACCATCGAGCCTGCGTTAAACCATGATCTGGGAGTGAACCAATACCGAGACGTTAAACCAAACGCGGAGCGTGAACCATAAGCCCTGTGTCAAACCCCGACGAAAGAGTGAACCAAACTATGAGCGTCAAACCATGCAAGGAGCGTGAGCCAAGAGCCCCGTGTCAAACCAATCATGGAGTGCGAGCCCAGTACAGCGTGTCAAACCAAGCACCGGGAGCGATCCAAGGAAAGGGAGTCAAACCGGGCCGTTAGTGTGAACCAAATTCCATGAGTCAAACCAAGCAGAGCAAGTGAACCATGGAACTTGCGTCAAACCAATACGATGGAGTGAACCAATATCGACGAGTCAAACCAAATTGTTAGCGTGAACCAATTTTATGGCGTTAAACCAAAGGGAATGTGTGAACCAAATCGGCAGTGTCTTAAACCAACTAAACGGAGTGTTACTATGACAACAGCATTCGATCCCATTACCAAATTAAGCAAGGACCTCAAAAGCGCCAGCGTAACCTTGGGCGCGGACGAGGCTCGCTTCCTCGTCGATGCCTATTACATCATGCAGGAGGACCGCAAGCGCTCCTACAATCAAGAGCGGGCGCTGATTGCCTCCGCCGAACCGCACGACATCATCTCCTGGTTCGCCGCCGAG